CGTCCGCTGCGAAAGGTGGCCAATGTTTGCTCGAGGCTTGCCATGATGGATTGCATGAAACGTATGCAATTCTCATTGCTGACAGCGTGCACGGTATAGTGCAAGACGGATCGGAACACTTCCGCTTCGACGATTCTGAATGCATGACGGAGATAGAAATCGTTGCTTGGAATCAACAGTCCTAAATGCCTGGCCAAATAAATTCATCATGGGCCAGCCACTATTAGTTGTGGTTTCGCCCTCCCGCAAAACAGCTTGGTCCCTAAGTTATTGATTCCATACAAAGGTTGGTTTACCTTTTGCTTTTTATAGGACACAGACCTTTCGCCCTGTACTTTATCAATCATCATGGCCAATTAAAAAACACCTGACTGCCGGCCAGGCCGAAATGGCCCTCCTGTCGAACCGATTCGGAATCACTGAACACGGACCGAAATGAATTCGGTTTTTGGCGCCAGATGGGTTTAGAAGCGGCGTCCGTGCCTAGGGATAACCATAAGTGGCATATTGTTTCTAGTAACCATGGTATGGTTTATGGGATGGTACGACACTTTATGCCTACGAACTAAAGCGAAACCGTAAAGGCATGTCGGCGTCGGTTTGTTACCTAATTCGACACTTTGCGGACTTTCGCTTTTTCTTTATTTATTTTGGGTTCGGCTGCATTTTTCGCTTGACAATACTTAGGCCCTAAGATAGAATGCGTATAGTTAGATTGAGTCTTGCGCAGCACGACACAAACGCGAGACTCCGAAAAGAGAAAACAAATGTTCACAAAGTCAAAGAAGTCCGCCAAGTCTACCGCGAAAGTGGCCGTCCTGTCTCACGCCAAGCGTAGCAGTATCGCGCGACGTGCCGCGAACAGCGCATGGACTTTTATGCGCAGCAAAGCGTATCAAGCGATTCGCAATTCCAGCCGCACTCCTGCCGCGAAGCGCGCCGCTATCGAAGCTTTGAAAGCGCGTCGCGCAGCCTAGTCTACTCCGCGAGACTGCGCAGACTTATCTTCTGCGCAGTCTCTTTTTTTCTCTCGACGCGCAAGCTTGACCTAATGCGCGTCGAGTCAAGAAAAGAGAAACTAATGCCAAGTCTATTCCTTATGCGCCAAGCGAGACTCCGAGCACAGCGAATCCGCGAGACTGCCTCTCGACTCTCGACTCGCGTCCTAGCAGTTCTCCCCGTAACGCCTGAACTACCGGACCCGGCTTTCACGTTTGACCCCGACCTAGAAACATTCTTGCGCCGCAACAATCTGACGTCGGCGCTAGAGCAATACATCCGCACGCAACAAGTCAGAGCGGGTGCCGTCTCAGACGGTTGGCCAGCCTAACCCTACTCCACACCGTAACACCCACGCGGCCAGCCTAACAGCTGGCCGCTTTTTCTTTGCCCGGATCGAAACCTACCTGCTACCGCCTCACCTGCTACCATCCCAATGGGCTCACCCTAGCGTTTGGGGACGCGCGTACAATGGGCAACCAATGGGCCTAGGAGCCTATTAGCGGGCCGATATGGGCATGGGATGGGCTTGGACTCATAACTTTTAGCGTGAGGGAATGGGCTCCGGTCCTATTGCCCTCTCGAGGATTTGGGACCAAAATCCGGGTTTCTCCGTAGAGGTTTTGGCTAAAATTTTCAGTCCAAAGCGGTGTGCCATTCCCGGGATTTCCCAGCTAAAAAAATGAGTCGGTCGAGCTCTTGGATTTGGGTCCGTTTTTTGGTGTGATTTCGGAATCGATTTTAGCTTGAAATTCTAGCTGATTTTGCTCACCGTTTTGGATCCGTCTTGTTGCTGGTTTGCTCTATGGTTTTGTTGTTGTGGGTCTCTTGGTTTGAAACAGGCGCTTACCTGGAATGACAAAAAGTGCTTGCCTAGGCAAAAACGCAGCTTTGTAGTCCTGTAGTTCCAATACCTACTCCAAATCCAAATCCAAACCTAAACCTATGTAGGCAATGCCTAGGCATAATTTTTACCGCGTAGGCAATGCCTAGGCATATGTTTAACATTGACAAGTCCTAGGTTGTGGATTATGACTCTAGGATGGAAAAGGGGCGAAAAAACCAGGGATTGGTGCTGTACATTGAGCTGAATTCGGAGCGGGATCAGCGGGTAAAACAGAGGCTGGTGGAGCTGGCTTCGGAGCGTCGCCAATCGGTGGCGCAATTGGCGCTCGGAATCCTCGAAAAATACTTGGAAAATTTGGACCGGAATTCATGACGGAATTGGCCGGTTGCGAATGCGCGTTTTGGGGTCCGAATCCATGGTCGCAGGACATCACAAAATACTGCCCGGCGCACGAGCATCGAGCCTGCTCCGATGAGGGTCCGTTTTTTAAGGTGACCGACTCCGAGGTTTCTCTCTGTGCGTTCTGTCTTGAGTACCTGGTTGGCCGGAAACGGGCCGAGCAATTCCCGAATTTTCTGGCGGCGCGGTCGTAATTCACAAATCCACAAAATTCACAGGTAACTCTTTGGAACGGGCTCTTGACAAAAATGGTGCCTGGGAATAGTGTGGTCGCCGCGGATGGGGAGAGCTTGAGCGAAATGGTCAACGGAAAAGATTGAACGTGGTTGCCGGCGCACCCGCCCCGGTGATTTCCTCCACTCTCTCTTCCGCACCGTTGGCTTTCAACTTCAAGGTTCTTCCCGTTCGCAGAATCCAGGCACAGCATGAAACTTTGCGAGCTCGAGGAAGTCCTCTCGCTGTCCAAGGCTGTTGAGTTAAACCCTGCCGCAAAATATCTGGTCGTTCTCAAGGAAACGGTTTCGCCAGACCATGCCATGGAGTTGCAGGGCTGGCTCGCCGCGCAGGGATTGGACGTTATCGTGTTTCCCGCGGAGTGTCGGCTGTTTGAGATTACCGCGTGAAACCAGACAACATTGGCGCCGCCCTACTACGTATTCGCCGTGACGGCGGGCTGATTTTTTTTGAGCGCACACCCACCGGGCAATTTTTCTACGACCTGGTGTTCGGACGACAAACCGCGAAACGGCTGGCCAAGAAGTGGAATCTGACGCGCAGGGAAATCACCAAACTGCGCAGGCTTGGACGAAAAGGGTTGCGCTCCAATCGGCCCATCGCGAGGTCCCGCTGAATGCCGAAACGCGTTATCGATGCCGAAGCGGTTTGGGGCAGCACCAAGCTGGCGCACTGTCGCCAGGAATTCATTCCCGAATATACCTGGCTCTATGGGTTGGCCGACGCCAATGGAAATTTCGAGATGAATGACTTGCGAGTGATTCACGGCAAAGTCGCCGCCATCCGGCCGCACTTCACTCTCGATACCCTGCAGCGGGTGTTTGAGGATTTTAAACGCCATGGCCTGCTGTTTACCTGGGAAGAACGCGGCAAAAAATACGGCCACTGGACCGGCAGCAACAAGCCTGGGCGGTTGCCGCCCAAATCCCAGCGCGACCATTACCCGAAACTGGATGTGCGCACCCCGTCCGATGAGGAAATTCAGAAATATTGGGACAGTCTAGCGGTGGAGACGCCGGTACCAACTCTGTTCCCAACGCCTGTCGCCGTGCGCATCGAAGCCGAACAAACGCTCAAGGCGCACACCGATGCCGCAGCCAAAAACGGCGACGAGCCGGCAAAATTTAAACAAGACAAATGGAGAGCCTTCTGGGAGCTATACCCGAATCATCAGGATGAACTATCCAGCCGCGAACTGTTCATGCGCCTCGACATGCTAGTGATGGATGACGTCATCGCCGCGGTGGTGCTCTACAAAGCTTCCTCCATCAGTTGGCAACAAGGCGACCGGTTCGTGCCCAAAGCCCGCAACTGGTTACAGGAAGAGAATTGGAAAAAGACCCCGCCCAAGGAGACCCCTAATGCCCGACGAACGCTTGGACCTGCCGGTCGCACCAGAGAGGACCAGCTTGAGCGTATGCGCAAAAACGCCAAGACCCTTGGACTTGACCGTCCGTGAAGGCTTACTGCGCCTGGCCACGCTCTACGACAGGGATGTAACCGAGCCCATGAAAGCGTTGTGGATGGAAAGCCTCGCTGGACTTGACCCGCGCCTTGCCGAAGCCGCTTTTAGGGAAGTGGAAAAAACCTTTGTGCCGACGATGGCTTGCCCGTTTCCTGTTCCGGCGCATGTCCGGAATTTATTGAAAGACGCCCAATCCATGGACCGCACTGCGGAAGCGGAACTGGCTTGGCAGAATAGCCTGGCCGTCATCCTGCATCTCTATCATCCAGACATCGGCTGGCATGGCACTCCGCTTGAAGGCCGCGAATTGCGCGCGGCCGAAGCTGCCGGAGGCCTGCGCTACCTGTTCACTGCCCCGGACGACAAACTGGTGTGGGCCAAAAAGGCTTTTGTTGAAGCCTATCTGCGGGAAGAACAATTGCTCGAAGCGGCGCCGTTGCTGCCGGAAGTTAGAAACCTACTGGCAGAAGCGGTCCAAAAACAAAACAAGTGAGCCGAACGCAAGCCAAACCGGAGGTCGAACGGCCGTTGCCGTCGAACATCGAAGCCGAACGCAGCGTGCTGGGCGCGGTGGTCCTCGACAATGCGGCGCTCGTGCCCATCCGTGCCTTGCTCGAACCGGAAGATTTTTTTCTGGATCAGCATCGCCGCATCTACATTCACATGATGGCGCTCAGTGAAAGCGAACAAGCCATCGACCTCATCACCTTGACCGAAGGCCTCCACCGCGGCGGCAACCTTGAAGCCGCCGGCGGCGCTGGGTATATCGCCGCATTGGCCGACGGCATGCCCAAGGTCAGCAACGTCGAGCACTATGCCAGGATCGTCAAGGAAAAAGCTCTACTGCGCAATCTTATCCATGCCACGGCCGATATCCAGCAGAAGGCGTTTGATGGTGACGACCGTGCCGCGGTGATTCTCGACAATGCCCGGGAGCAGGTATCCGCGCTGATTCAACAGCAGCCGACCGGCGGGTTTGTGCCGATAAAAACCATCGTGCACGAAAATTTCGAGCGCATCGAAAAGATTTTTACCGAAGGAAGAAACGTTACCGGGCTCGCAACCGGGTATTTAGAACTCGATAGGGCGCTTGCCGGGTTGCAGCCGGCCGAACTCATCATCCTGGCCGCCCGGCCCTCGCACGGCAAAACCAGTTTGGCGCTGAACATCGCCGAAAACATCTCCGTCCGCAATGGCAAGCCGGTGGGTTTTTGTTCGCTCGAAATGTCCAAGGAGTCTCTGCTATTGCGGTTGATGTCCTCGGTTGCCCAGGTGGACGCGCACAAATTCCGCACCGGACACCTGTCGCGGGAGGATTTCCGAAGGCTGACCGAAGCGCTCGCAACAATTTCGCAGGCTCCCTTATGGATCGATGACTCTTCGGCCTCCACCATCGGCGAAATGGCCGCGCGTTCGGAACGGCTCAAACAAGAACGCGCCATGTCGCTACTGGTGGTCGATTATCTGCAACTGGTGCGGTCCAGTTCCCGGGGCCGCAGCCGCCAGGAAGAAGTGTCCGATGTATCGCGCAACCTAAAAGCGCTGGCCAAGGATTTGGGCTGCCCGGTGCTGGCCCTGTCGCAACTCACCCGCGCGCCCGACAGGGAGGAACGAGCACCCATGCTGTCGGATTTGCGCGAGAGTGGCGCGATCGAACAGGACGCCGACGTGGTGCTGTTCATTCACCGGCCCGGACTGTACAAACAAAACGCCACTATGGAAGAACGCGAGGACACCGAAGTGATTATCGCCAAGCAGCGCAATGGCCCGACCGACATCATTCAGTTCGTATTTCGCAGCCGGCTGACTCGCTTCGAGGAAGCCGCGCCGCCAGGATTTGGATTCCCGTCGGAGGATGCATGAATCGCGAAGAGATAAAACTCGGAGATAGAGTTATTGTGGAAGGTACGGTGGCGGCGATCGATGGCGACGGCTGGCAGATTACCATCCGCGACGGCGGGCTGCCGCCTGTTGGAACGTTTTATTTTTCAAATCCCGCCGGCATCCGCGCCGACCGCGAAATCACCGCGAAGAATTTGGCCGCAGCCTGGGCCAGGTATAGGGACTTGTTCGCCGACATTCCGCACGGCACAGAAAAACAGATGGGCGCGTTGCTGGAGTTGCTGCCCGGCAGCGCGCGCACCACAGGGTTAGCGGGAATCAAGGCCGGACTTACAGAAGCGGAAGCGCAAGACCCTGGTGGCGCCCCTCCAATTAAATGGCCTTCTGACAGCGCGGCGGTGCGGGAGACGCTGGAGAAGTTCGCATACATGCGCTGGGATGAAGTCGAGCGAATAAAGCAGCAATGGGGCGGAGGCGTAACCGTCACGTTAAAAACGGACGGGCACGGTACCGAACTTGGGCACGTCACCATTGATGATTTGCTGCAAACTCGCGCCGCTCTCGCCTCCACTCCCGCCCAGCCCTCTCGCAGTTCATTGGAGCAATTCAAGGCGTGTCTGCTAACAGAGTCCAATCCGAACATTAAAGTCAGCAAAGTGATTGAAGCGATTGATAGGATGCTCGCAGTGGCTCCCGCCCAGCGTGACGCGGGTGAGAAGGTGCGGGATTTGGTGACTGGTTTGCGCAAAGAAGCAGCATCAATGCCGAACGCACACGGAGCAATAATTTCACGCATAGCTGATAGGCTAGAAGCAGCTCTTCTCGCGGAGTAAGCCATGACCAATCCATCTGAGCGGGAACTGCGGGAGCGATTGGCAGCGAAGATTCGCGATGAATGGTTGCCGGAAGCGCAGCGGCTAATTGACAGGTCCGAGCAACTTGCGAACAACGGAGAAGCGCATCGCTCTGATATTTCTCTGGCGCGTGGGAGAGAAATAGAAGGCATCGTGCATGGATTGGACATACTTTTGCAGGAGACAGCTATTCCGCCTGGACCGTTGCTACAGACGGATGCCGTGGAACAAAGGAAGGGCCTTGAGGTTGGTACAACGGGCCACGCACCGACGAGAGACCCTTCCTCCACGAAGTCTGACGCCGGGACCTTATGATTCATTACGCCAATCCGTGCGACCGGGAGGATTGCTGCGCTTACCGCGAAGAAGCTAGACGGCTGGCCAAAATCCTGAACACTCCGGAAATCGATGACTTCTTCAAAGGCGTTGCGCTTGAATCCAAACACCAGCGGTTGCGCCACGGCGATGAAGCGGACTTGGAAAAAGACCCGGAAGAATGGTATTGGCTGGTAGGCTACCTCGCTGGCAAAGCGTTGCACGCGCAGCGCAGCGGAAATATGGAAAAATTCAAACACCACCTCGTCTCAACTTCCGCGGTGCTAGCCAATTGGCACGCGCGCATATTGGAGAAATCATGAGAAAAAGAAAACGCGAACACAAAATGGAAATTCGCAAACGGGAAATCAACGAAAGCTACTGCGTACAGCCGGGTTGTAAATTCAAAGGCAAGCCCGCGGCGCAGGGCATCTGCCACACGGTGCTCGACAAGGACCGCGACAAATACATTCGGACCGTCCTACAGGAAGGACAAGATTTTCTTGACGACATCAAATCGCTGCGCAAGGTCAATAAGCAAACCACCGCCAAGGCCTGGATCCGGTATCTTGAAGGCCATGTTGCCTGCCAGTGGGCCAATACGCAATTCACCCTCGACGAGCTGATTTATCTGCGTGCCGAAAATGCCCGGCTGAAACTGGCGGCCGGCAAATGGAGGCGGCGATGACGGCGGTTGAACTTGAACGGAAACTTGGCGCCTGCCCCATCAATGCCGAAGTAAAATTTTTCGGCCGCATCGAAATCCACTGGTCGTACATTGAAGGTGAAGCGATTCCCGCCGGAGGTTATATCAACGTGGCCGAGGATGGAGCACGCACAACGGTAGTGAAGATTCCGGAGCCACTTCTATGACCGTGGAACAATTACGCGCGAAGTATTGGCGGCTGCGGGCTAAATTCGATAGCAAAGAGGCGTGCATAACGCCGACCATCGACCGCGAAATTGCCATGCTGCAAGCCGAACTATTGGTCGAAATCGCCGTGCAGCTCGAGGAAGCCAAACAAGTACTCAATCGCGTTGGGGTGCTCAACTTCGAGGAGATTGCCTTGCGTCTCGAGGATTTGTTCAGAAAAACACAGGAGTGAAAAATGGACCCGCAGTTGAAATTTAAAACCGGAGTATGCAAAGGCCAGCCGCTTGATTCGGTGGGCGTCCCCTACCGGATCATCCGGCGCAACGGCGAGGATGTCGCTTATTTCAATAACGGCAACATGGCGCGCTTCTATCGCGATACAGCTGAACCGGTCCCCGTGAATCCGCCAACCTGCGCCAAGTGCGGGAAACTGTTTCTAGAGTGCGTTTGCGCCAAAGACGCCAAAGGCCACGCTCCCTGGCCGCATGGTCCTATCGCGCTCGATGAGATTGAATTCACGCTGACACCACCGGGACATATACCAGTGTTCCGCAAAACCATTGGAGTGTATAAAACGCGTGATGGACACCGGCCCCAGCATCCCTGCGAACCGCTCTATTGTGTACTCGAAGGCAGCAAGCAGCTCTACAACGTGGGTCGCGACACGGTTGGCCGCGGGTTGCGCGAATATCTTTGGCTCTATGATATACTACGCTCCTTCGGTCGCGGACGTTTCGCCGCGCTCCTCGAAGCGGAAGAGATTTATTTCCAATGAGACTGCTTGACCCGCGCAATCCCGTTTCGCAGGTGTTTTATTTGCGTGCTGGCGTGCATCCGGTAAAAGCTCCAGAGCCGCCTAAGCCAGAACCGGTATGGAAAGAAGGCAGTCCTGATGCGGCGAATCAGTTCATGTACCCCAAGCGCTTGATAGAATCCTGGTTCCAAAAATGAGAGAGATAGACCCAGGCCACAAATATCAGTTGGACGTCTACGACGGTGCCGGAGAACAAGTAATCACCTTCATGAAGCGCGAAGGTCCTGGCTATCCATTCAACATCGGCCACTATCCAGGAACCAACTGCCAAGAACTGCTGCGCGTGTTAATAAGCCGCGTGGAGTATTTGAACAAACAGATTCCCTGCCAAGACAACGAGCGGGTCCTGGCGCACTTGCGCTATGCCTTCCTCGATTTTGAACGCCGAGGCGCCATGCGGCACGGCGAGGAGCTTCAACCGTTACAGCTTTGGGATATCGATGACGTCTGTCCGGAGCGCATGCCGCACTGCCCTGTCTGTGGACACATCCGTTGTTTTGGCCATAGGAAAGAATCCGATGGGACTCTATAATTTTCAGCGGCGGTTTGTTTCTTTCATTAAGTCCGGAGCCAAAACCCACACCATCCGCGGGGTCCGCGCGCATCCGGACAAGCCCGGGAACACGCTGCATCTCTACACCGGTCTGCGCACCAAGAAGGCCAAGCTGCTCATGCGTGTACCGTGCGTGAAGGTGGAAGAAATTGAAATCTGGCATGAAGTAGCGACCGCTGAGGACCGTGGTCCAAGTTTCTTTGTTGTCCGCATCGATGGCACCCATCTCGATAAGACCGAATGCGAGAGCCTCGCCCATCGAGACGGGTTTTCAAGTTTTCATGAAATGATGAAATTCTGGATTGAGCCCAAGAACCGGTTGCCGTTTCGCGGACACATTATCCACTGGAGGCTGTCATGATTTTGAATCTGCTGTGGCTTTGCATTGCTATCGGCTGGATGGAGGACGGAATGATTGTGCGGTTGCTCTCAATCCATTTGCGCGACCCTAGCGACCCGTGCCTTTCATTCTCGATTCATTGGAGCGACAAACAGGCAGTCTATATACAACTCTGGAAAGCGTGGCGACCAAGCGGGCCGCGAATCAGAATTGGAAACTGGGAATTGCCCGCACGGAGCAGCGCATGAGCGCGGACATTGCAGAATCGTTGACAGAAATCATCGGCCAGATTCTTGACGATTCGCGTTATCTTGAAGGGATCACCTATGGGCTGCCGCGCAAAGGCCACGAGGAAGGCACGGTCAAAAACCACATCTTTGAATTACGCCAGAGTCTTGAAAAACTTTCCGGGATGCTCAGTGAAGAAGAATATTTGAAACTGCTCATCCTGATTCACGTCCATGACAGTTTCAAGCTCGCCGGCAAGCGGCTCTCCGACAATCATCAAGTCTCGTTGCGGGATCCGCGCAGCCACGCGTCGCTGGCCCGCGCATTTCTGGCCGAATTCACTAACGACGAATCGATGCTGGCCGTTGCGCAGTGGCACGATGAAGGCCACGCGCTCTGGAAGCAGGTGGAGGCCAAGGGAAAATTCAGCGTTGTGCGGCTCGATGAAGCCTTGCGCTACATTCCGGATGTGGAGCTCTATCTGCTGTTCACGGTCATCGACGGCTACACTAAGAGCAAACTGAAAGACCGGACGCCCAAATGGTTTCTGGACGTCGTGCGCGACCACTGTGTTCCGCCGCAGCCATATCGGGCTTACAAAGCCTTAGAGCTACTGGAGGCTGGATGAGTTTTTCACGCCGCGCCCTGCAAGCCGAAGCAGACGCCCGGGACCGGATCCACCAGCGTCAAAAAAGCAGCCGGCCATTGAGTGAGGACTATTCGCTCCTGGGTGTCGCCGGCGAAGCGCAATTTGAAAGAGATTTTAAAATCCCGCGCGACAGGCGCCTACTTCCAGGAGGCGATGGCCGCGTCGATTTTACTTTAGGAGACTACACTTTCGACCCGAAGGTGGCGGCAGCCTGCGGCCTCGACGGATGGTACATCCTGCTCGAAGCGGACAAGCACAACGCGCGGATCATCGTCCAAGGAAAATTTTGCGAGGAAGGCGGCGAAATTTCAGTGGTCTGGCTCGGCTGGGAATATTCCGGGGAATTACTAGCATGTCCTGTCAAGCGGCTGAATCCCAAAGGCCCGCTAAATCATTTCAAACCCATCAAAGAGTGTCGGAAGATGTCCGAGCTCGCGGAAATCATCCGTAACGAAAAAATTCGTCTTGGCCTTGTCGTCAAGCCGAAGCTGGACCTGAGACTAGCGCCCGGAGCCCTGTGCGGCAGTATGTCCTGCAACGGCTGTTATGATATCGGCGACGACAAGACGATTCATCCGCCGCGGCCTGGATACGAGCAGCAGCAACTCATTGTTCTCGACGGAGACTAAAATGGCGGCAATCCTTCGCACCTGGCCGGGATTTATGGCACGTCACAAAGTGCTCGAAGTGTTCAATCACGATTGGGGCCAATTCTATTTCACTCTTGGCCGCGGCAAGCCGAAGCAGGCGACCGAGGAACTCTGGTGGGCGCACAAGGGCACCATCCTTGGCTATTTCAAAATTACCACCATTGTGCGAAACCTGGGCGACAATTTGCCGAGACTGCAATCCATCTCCGGAGAAACCAGTGAATGGCAAATCAAGTTGATGAATTGGGTGGCCATTTGCGACCCGCCGTTTATCGCAGCGCCGGAGAAACTGTTTCACGAATCCTTCCGTGGTTATCGGTACTTCGATTTCGCGCAATGGAGCAAGGACCCGTACTCGAAGGTGCGAATATGAGGGAGCCAAAGAACAGAAACCTCTGCGAGTTTGTGTTTTGCAGTAATCCGTGGACGGTGACAGTCGCCCGCGCCAACATGAATGGCGGCGGGCCAAGTTGGAGTTTACATTTCTGCGGTCAGCATGCCAAGCCGTACGCTAACGGTAGAGACCCGTACGAACGTCATGTGGTCACATTGACCAAGAGGCTGTAATGAGTTCGGTTAAATACCATTCCCGCTACATCATCGTGACCATTCGCGACGGACAGATTGACTGGATCTCGCAGGCCCGCACTGAACGTGGCGCACAGGCCAGCAAACGCAACTCGATGAAATATCGCGCGGCCATGCGACCAAACGGACAATATGAAGTGCGCATCATCGCCATGGAAGATGTTCTGGAGTGGGACAAAATTCGCGAGGAAGCGGAAAAGTATCGCGCACTTGCGCTTAATCTCGACTCGAAGCGCCGCATTGTGGTGGAGGAGTAATGCTTTTCTACTGGATCATCCTCGCTATCAAGAAAATTGTATGGTTCTTCCGTATTCCGAAACCAGAAGACCTGGCGCGCATCGACCCAAATGCGCGTTGCCCATCGTGTGGCGCGCGGGAAGGCAAACTTCGCTGCGTGCTGAAACGCAAGCCTGGCCCGACAGCCAAAACCGCCACCAATCCTCTTATCTCCGCGCAAATTTTGTGCCAGCATACTTGTCTGGTGGATGGTGCGCGTTGGTTTGACAAGCCAATCGCAAGCGATGTTGACCCGTCCAAAGTTCTTCCCTCTGTCGCCCGCGATGACCTGGAAGTTGCCGAGGATCGGCAAGCTAAATTGTGGGCCGAGGAAACCCCACCTTCCGCGTGAACCGGATTTAGACTAGACTGTTCGCGAAATGGCAAATGGTCGCACCGGCCTCGTTATAAAGCCAGTCACGCAGTTGGTGGAAAGCCTGCGTTCGCTCTATCAACGGCCACCGGATAAAATTCGCGGACTAAAAGACGACTCCTGGTATTCGCCGCTGCAGCCGGTACAGCCGCTCGGACCTCCTGGAACCGAGCCACGCGGATTCCAAACCTGGGCCGGACAAAACTTAATTTTCACGCCGCGTGCCGACGCGGAATTCACCGCCGCCGACCTCAAGACCATGGCCACCTATCCTCTGGCGCGGATCTGCATTGAGAACGTGAAGGACACCGTCACGCGGGCTCCGTGGGAAATCCAGATGCGCGCGCGGCCCACCGAATCGCGCAAGGATGTGGCCAACCGCGCGAAAGACAACAAAGAAACCCTCAACAAGCTGAATAAGTTTTTTGAATATCCCGACCGCGAGCACAACTGGCAAGAATGGCTGCGTCCGTTGCTCGATGATTTATTGGTGATCGATGCGCCGGCGATTCTGATTCGACAGACGTTCAACGGCGAAATCGCAGAGCTCCCGGTCATTCGCGGCGAGATGATTGTGCGTTACATCGACAACAATGGGTTTACGCCGGTGCCGCCGAGTCCCGCATACGCCCAAAACTGGTGGGGCCTGCCACTTGTAGACCTCACAACTGACCAATTGATTTACAAACCACGTAACATTGTGCCGCGCAACACGTTAGCCTCGCAACTTTATGGAATGTGCGTGGATTCCCAAACCGAGATTTTGACACGCGACAGAGGTTTTGTTCGATTCCCAGAACTAAACAAATCGGACTACGTAGCCACGCGTAATCCAGAAACAAAAGAATTTGAATGGCAGAAGCCAATTGCCTACACAAATGAACCATACGATGGCGAAATGTATGCGTTCACATCGAAATCGATGGACCTACTTGTCACGCCGCAACATCGAATGCTCGTATCCATCCCAACCAAAGGTCCAAATGGGCGGAACGAGACAACTATGTCCGCTGCCGAACTCGCTGACAAAATAAATCACGAACGCAAAATTCCAGTAACTGCGCAATGGACCGGGGGTGCCGAAATCGGCGAAATGTTTTTCCCTCGTCGCGCACCGCAAGGAATGGACGTGCGAATAAGCGGTGATGATTATTGCGCTTTGGTCGGAGCCTATCTGGCAGAAGGCAATCTATCTCGGCGTCGCGCCGGAGAAATCGGCATCGAAATAGCGCAGATGCCAATGTCAAAAGGATTTACCGAATACAGTAATTTGATTCGTCGAATCACCGGCGCTCAAGACGGCCACAATGGTAAGGCATTCATCCTGAGACGTCCTGCACTTGGAGAACATTTTGAACAATTTGGTAAAGCGCATGAAAAATTTGTGCCATTAGCGATACGGAACGCTCCTCGTCATCAGCTTGAACTTTTCTGGAAGTTTTATCATTTAGGCGATGGTTGCTTCCAGGAAAGAAAAAATATTTCAGGACGCGGCCAAGTTGGAATCGTGCGCCACGAAGCAACCACGACGAGTAAATTACTCGCAGACCATCTTGTAGAAATCGCACAGAAACTCGGATTCTCTGCTCAAGTGAGAGCTGGCTTCATGAAGTTTAGCCCCAACCGCAAGCCAATGAGTTTTTATCGTGAGTCTTATCATGTGCGGTGCCGCTATTCGACCGAAATGGCAGTTAAGGCCAAAAAGATAAAGTACACCGGTATGGTTCATTGCGTAACCGTTCCAAACGACAGCATCTATATTAGGAGGAACGGACGTCCGTGCTGGACAAAAAATTCCCCCACCGAGCAACTTGCCGGTGAAATTCAGGTCGGCATCAAGCGCCTCGAATTCGTCCTGGCCTATTACATGGAAGGCAGCGTCCCCGGTGTCGTGCAGGTTGTGCCGCGCGGAACGTCTCCGGACCGCATTGAAGAAGCGATGGAGTGGATGAACTCGCAATTGGCCGGCAACTTGTCGAAGCGTAACCAATGGCGTCTCGTGCAAGGATTCAACGAGCCTGGCAAAGCGGACCAGATTATTTTCTCGAAAGAGCCGTTGCTTGCCGGACTCTACGACGAAAAGCACATCCGCGAAGTGGCTTACGGCTACGGAACCAGCCCACAACGGCTGATGAAGATGATTCGGACGGAAGGAAAATCTTCCGCCGACGCCGCGGAAATCGAAGGCACGCTGCCCTGGGTGCTGTGGGTCAAGGGCATCATCGACTTCATCATCCAGCGCAAGATGGGATTTGTCGATTATGAAATCGCCATCAATCCCTATGCGGAGCCAGACCCGCTCAAAAACGCCGCCGCCCTGACGATGCTGGTCAGCAAGGCGGTACTTACGCCCAATGAGGCGCGCAAGCGTGTTGGCGAAGAATTGCGGCCGGAACCGGAAGCCGACCAGCTGGGGATCATCACCGGCACCGGATTTGTTCCTGTCGGTGTGGCGCCGGCGACGGCCGGGTTGATGGTCGATGAGAAAGGCGCCATCCATCCGCATCCGGTTACGCCTACCGCGCCACCGCAAAAGCCAGCACCAACCAACGGGGCCCACAATGCGACGCGCGGGAGCACGCCGGTTTCCCAAGAAGCTGGTGGAGGCCGGTCGCAAGGAAAAAACGTCGGAGTGCCTAGCGGTAAAGAAAGCCTCGACGGTAAAAAAAAAATTCAGCAGGCGTTTCAGTTCGAAAAACGGCTCGGATCGCGTATTGAGCCGGACGTACTGACACCTGAATCACAGCAAGCCGTCCATCACATCCAGCAGACGCTCCAGAAAGTTTTTGCGGCACAGTCCAAAACCATCGCCACCAGCCGGTTCCACAAACTCCTGGGCAACGCGCTAGAAAAGCGCAAATTCGGCAACGTGCAATTCAATCTTTCTGTCGATGACGCGCAACGGGTTCTTGAAATTCCCGTCGACGGCACTCACTTCGCTCCGAAGGGTCGCGACATGGCGCCGCACGTCACCGTGTTATGGGGCTTCCATCCGGAAGTGACGGCCGAGCAAGTAAATAAAATCACCAAAGGAATCGGCGACGTCGACGTAACGCTAGAAAGTCTCGAAGCCTTTCCGGCCGGCGAAGATGGTGTGCCGCTGGTGATTCGCGTCGAAAGCGAAAAGCTGCGCAAACTCCGCGCGGACCTCGAAGCTCTGCCGCACACCAAGAGCTGGCCAGAATACAAGCCACACATCTGCGTGGCATATTTGAAGCCGGATGCTCCCGCGCAAGATTACGTGGACGCCGGCAATCCGCTCGAGGGTGAAACTTTCACGCTATCGCAGTTGGCTTATTCGGGGATCGATTACACCGTGGCGGACCTTGAGAAGTTGTTACTGCCAAGTGCGCGGCTCGCGCGGGTGACCCATGACGACACCAAGAATCATAGTTAATCCGCAGCGGCGTCTCGATGGACTGCTCATCCAGCCACAACCAGCTTTGAGCGATGTCGAAAAGGCGCGCCGGGAGATGCAGGAAGCTCTCAACCGCAAGATGTTCGCGGAAGTGTTCGATTACGGTGAGCCGGGCGACATGGCTTTGCGGCCGGCAACGTTCGACGAGAAAGGAAATTACGTTTGCCCGGATTGCAATAAAGATTATGACAATGGGCGATGCACGCTCATCAATATCAACGTCGATGTCGTCGGCAGTTGCCGTAAATGGGAGAAGAGGCGCGCTTGTGACCAGGAATTGAACGTGGCGCCAAATCCGAACGCGATGACTCCGGAACTCGCCGCTTACGGCATTGCTGCAAATGGTGAAGGCTTTGGCTGCCACCGTTGCCCATTTCAAGAGAAAGCCTATGAACCCGACAGCCTAGGCCGGGACCGTTATTGCATGCAGGGAGATTTTCGAATCCCCTGGAATTCCTGCTGTGCCATCAATGGGGCTACGACAAAGTGAACATCAGACTTCCATACGGTCGATTCTCCAGATAATATTTTTGACGCGTAGAGGAGTTTGCCCATGCCCAAAAACGAAAGTCAGAATGGCAGCAGGACGCATGAGCCATCGCTGCGTGAATTGACTGCGGAGCTCGAAGGGCTAAAAGAGCTCACATTGGAAAAATTTACCGCTTCCACCGCAATGTCGGACGAACGTGACCGGAGATATGAAGAGCGCTTCAAGGCAATGGACGAGAAAACAGGCCTCGCCCTCACATCTAGCGAAAAGGCGGTGGCCAAGGCCGAAACGGCCACGGAGAAGCGATTCGATGCTGTGAATGAATTTCGCGGCCAATTAAAAGACCAAGCTTCAACTTTACTGCCTAAAGCAGAAGCCGATGCAAAGTTTCGCGCCTACGACGAGAAACTGGACGACATAAAGAAAGAAATCGCCAGCCTGCGGGAATATCGCAGTAGTGGCGAAAGTAAGGAAAAGACAATGGAGAAATCACACGACGCTGGAACAGCGAGTGTGCGATGGGGGCTCGGGATGATGGTCACAATTATTTTTTCTAGTTTGATGTTCCTGCTTGGAATCGTTGGTGCGGTTTTTACGGTCCTAAAATTTGGTATCGGAAAATAAGTGCGTGAAATGTTCACAGTGCGCCGCCGACATCCCACGAAACCAGCAGCGAACCGTGCTACTTGGAGGGAAGTCGGTCGTTATAGACCTTTGCGAGAAATGTATAAAAGAGAATCAACGTAAGGCCGATGCGTATAAGCCATCGTGGAAGAAGAAGGACCTTGGTTGACTTCCGCATACGCGCATCATCAAGCGACTCCATTTTGTCGATGCGCAAAGGTTCCAGGTTATCCTTCTTTCGTAATCGTCGTCCACCACCACGTTAGGGCCCAGATTACCAGAAGCACGCCGCCAGCGAACGGAAGAATCTTCCATATGCGTTATTGGAAGGACGAACACAGCCAGTGGTGGATCTACATTCCCGGATGCGGCGCGGGTGTGCTGTCGAAGCACATCGTCGAAGAGCACGAGGACGGCACGATAACCGTGACGCCTTCCATCCTTATGACTGGACACAACGAGGGAACGCAAACGCAGCGCCACGGATATTTGACGCGGGGCCAATGGATGGAGTGCTGAATGCTGCGCGAGCGAACTAAAAATCCTTGAATGTGGTGCATTTTTCCTATACGGTTTTTTCGGAACATCGAAGGAAACGCATGTGCGATTTGCTTGAGAAAAGAGATGGTTTTGATGGCGCTCCCTGTGTTAAACACCTGATAGAATATCTTGAAAAGATTATTCCTGGCTTCGCCATGCATGCTATGAAAGAAATTCAATTCGACAATCGTCTCTCGAAAGCTGAGAACATCAAAGTTATAGTGAACGTACTTGATATTCAACGTAAATACCTAGACGCCTGTAAAGCTGCTGCATTAGGCCTACGCCGAATACAGCACCTAACTCCGCTTAAAGAAGGCGACCGGCTCAATCCGGACGGTAGGCGAAAGAAAGAAATAGTACATTGACGCAGTTTCCGACACAGTTATAAAAATTTCCTTGACTTCGACAAATTCCAAACAAAAATAGCGATTTTAACTCTTATACGGTTATCTGACACAGCTCTTGGCAATGCCACATCTCTGGCTGTCCAAATTCCATAATGTACTATTCATGTGGCGACATTATCGCTTGGAGAATAAAAATGAGCATATCGATTTGGCCGAATGGGGCGGCGCCATCAGTCCCGAAGAGAATCAGCGCAGCGCGTAGCATGAAGTACACGGAACTAGAAGTGGATATGGAAGAGCATCCAGACGGCTCTATCTGGTTAATTATCCGTGTATCTTACGACCCTGGCGAAAGATTTAAATTTTGGGGTAAGGTTTGCCTGCCAACCAATACGCTTGGTGCCTGGAAACAAAAAATCGACAGGCGCTTCGATGCCATCAATGCTTGCCCGGAATTATTTCCAGATGAGGAACTCCCAAAGGCGGCATAGTTGATATAGAATCCATTTATGCCGTATTCCAGTGCCGGCGACGCGCCGTCTTATGTCCCCGCGAAACACCGCGCCCAATGGGTGCACGTTTTTAACAGCGAGTGGGACAAACACAAAGACAAGCCGAAAGCGGAACGAGAACGCATAGCTTTTTCTGCGGCCAACAGTGTAGCCGGTTCGAACAGTTCCAAAAAATATGCAAAACTTTTGGCCAAAGCGACAGTGGAAGACGTGCGCGCATTTTCCGATGCGGTCATTGCCGCACTCGAACAGGAATTTCAAACCGTGCCGCTGGAAGTGCAGCCGGCTCTTGAATCCGCGATGCTCAGCGGGATCGGTCAAGGAGCATTGCAACTGGAATTTTCATCGGCTGGCTTGATTGCCTCCGCCAACACCGTCGCACAAAACTATGCGCTCGAACGGTCCGCGGAACTGGTGGGCATGAAGCGCGACGTAGAAGGAAATCTCGTTCCGAACCCGGACGCGCGCTGGGCTATTAGCGACACCACCCGGGAACGGATCCGTGAAATCGTAGCCGACGCGTTTAGCGAAGAGACTTCTATGAAGGAAATCAAGACCGCCATCCAGGAAGCGCTGGCTGACGAAGCCGAAGGCAACGGCATTTTCAGCGAAGCCAGGGCGGAACTGATTGCCAGAACAGAAGTTAGTAACGCGCAAGCCGGAGGAAACTTCACTGTTTGGCGCGATAGCGGCGTCGTGCGCAAAGTCCGCTGGACAACGTCTGAGGATGAAGCAGTCTGTGAAAGTTGCGATGGAAACGACAACGTGGAAGTAGAATTGGGCCATCCATTTCCATCGGGGGACCTCTATCCCGGAGCCCATCCGCGGTGCCGTTGCGTATTGGTAGTCAGTGAAATTTCTTCCCAAAAAGCCTAAGTTTCCACCGCTAAGTTTTTTAATTCCTTTTACATAAGTTTCCATACCTGCAAATCCCGGCTTAAAAATAGTTCTTCCATGTGGCGCAAATCGTGGATATGGTTTTCTACGAAATGGGCGAGCTCCAAAAAATAGACTTCACCAAGTTTGTTCCGTTCAGCAAGGTCAACCTTGCGTTGCGCGAAGTGTCCGGAATCGTCACCGCCGAGCAGCCCGACAAAGATTTGGAAGTTTGCGATTACGAAAAATCAAAACCCTACTATCAGGCGCTGATTTCCGAGATGTCCAAAGCCACAGACGGCGAAAACATTATGCCATTGCGCGAGATGCATCAACTCTCCGCGGTTGGCAAAGGTATCGGGTTCAATTTCGACGACCAGGACAAAGAAATAGAAATGACATTTAAGGTCGTCGATGACAACGCGTGGAAAAAAGTCGAAGAGCGCGTTTACACCGGATTCAGCCAGGGCGGCCGGAAGGTCGGCGGCCAGGTTGCGGATCCTGTGTTCAAGGGTTGCCAGAGATACGTCGCAAATCCAAGCGAAGTTTCACTCGTCGATAATCCGTGCCTGCCGTCTGCGCGTTTCGCTGTCATCAAGACCGACGGCACGGTCGAGATGCGCAAATTCCTCAAGACCGTTTCTCCCGAACCTGACCCGCGCATTACGGCGCTTGAGCAGGAAGTCAGTTTACTGAAAGCGGCTAACACCTCGCCGATAACAACCAAGATTACGCCGGCTGCGGAACCCGCGAAAAAAATAAAGAAAGTCGGGGGTAAGGACCTGGAAGCAGCTTCTTTTGCTTATGTCGAGAACCTGGACAAGACGGAAACTTGGCAATATCCGGTGCACGAGGCCAAATACGTTCGCTGGAGTATTGCGAAAATGGCGCTCGCATCGGATGCTGAAAAGACCAAGGTTCGCCCCAAGGTCCTCGCTGCGGCAAAGAAATTAAACATCGACCTGACAACAGAAGAAACAAAAATCGCCGCCATTTTCGCGACCATGCGCAAGGTTGCCCGCGTCTACGTGAACAAGAATTCCGACAAGATTGTCAGCGAGCGATTGCAATCGCTCGATAGCGATACAGGCAAGCTGGTTCATGCCAGCCTGCACAAAGGCATGTGGGAAGTATCGCGTCTGGCCTGCACGCTCGAGGATTTGGCCTGTTTGGTTTTTTCGGTCTGCTGCGAACAAGAGTACGAGTTAGATGAAGATTCCGCATTGCCGGAAATGCTGGCCGAGAACGTGGCCGCCGTGACCGAAACGCTCATTGCCATGGTGGACGAAGAAACTCGCGAGATGCTCGCGCAAGTGAAAGCGCACGTGAAGTAAAAAAGTTCTGAGAACTTTCGAGGAGGAGCAATGTACAAACTTGACCAGAAAGAAGATTTGGAGAAGGCCGGCCAGTCGCTGGGCAGTTTTTTCGCCAAGCAGGCGGATGAGCTCCAGAAAACGCACGCTCTCCATGCCGCGCTCGCGGCGCATCACCAAGGGAAGGCCGACGCGCATTCCGCGTACGCCGTGCACTTCAAGGCGCAGCATGACGCGCTGCCCGACGACCACGACATGAAGGCGCACATGGCGAAAGGCCATTCGCATCATGTCGCGATGGCTGCTCACGAGGACGGTATCGCCAAGGCTCACGGCGCCCATGCGGAAACGGTCAAGACGCAAATCGATGCCATCAAGGCTTTGTCCGTGGAGTGGGGTGGCGTGAAGAAGGCCGACGAGGGGCCGCTTGCGCGATTGCTCTCTTCTCGCACCGGCACCGTGACAGCTCCAGTGACGGCCCCAACCGGCAATGTCATGGTCGACATGATTAACGAAACTTCGACGCAATTGATGGCCAAGACGCTGTCGATGATGGACAACGACCCCGATGTACAAAAGGCCATGCGCGAGCACGTCATGAAGCTGGTAGCCGAAGCCGTTGGCAGCACGGTGCGGCCGCCCGAAGTTTCCGCGGTTGCGCCGACCGCGCCAGCCTTCGGAATCAAGGCGGTTACTCGTCCAGGACAACGGCCGCTTCCGGCCGCGGACGCGCCGGCCTCTGTGCCGCTCGAGTTTTCGAAGCTGTTCTCATCCGAGGACGGGGATCAGGGCCTGTTGCGCCAGTAAGTCAAAATTTGGAGTTGGCAAAGTTCAAATCTGACAGGAGCGAATCATGAGTCTTATCAATCAGAATTTTTACAAAGCCGGCATGGCGGAGGCTCGCGCGAATGCAGCGAAAGCGGCGGCTCCTGGTACTGAGCTCGCGGCGCTCATGAAGCGGGCGTTGCCCAAAGGGCTTGGCGGAGAGATTGACCCCAAGCAATGGCGGTACGAAAACGACGAAATCAATCCGCTGGTCAAGATGGTCGGCCGCGAATTAGTGAAGGCCGGCGTCACCACCTCGCTGGGCTTCAACTTTTTCGATTTGCGCGGCCCCGCGTATTTCATCTTCCCGTTGCTCACGCCATTCATCCAGATGATTCCGCGCATGGGGCGCGTCAATGACGGCGTCGGCACGGCGGCCCACTGGAAGGCCACCCGCAACCCGAATAACACGTTTGTCTATGCCGGCGTGCTCGAAGGACAGCGCAACGCGACGGCAACGCCGAACGAAGTCGATTACCTTGCGACTTACAAGGAAATCGGCATGGAAGGCGGAGAGACCTTCACCGCCCAGTTCGCCGGCGAAGGCTTCACCGACAACCTGGCGGATGAGCATTTCCGCAACTTGGCGCGCCTGCGTCTCCAAGAAGAGATGATGGTTCTCTGGGGCAACAGCGGTACCGCTGCCGGCAACCTCGGATTTGCTTTAGGGCAGGCGCCGAACGTGACCGCCGCCGCCGTGGCCGGTACGACCGGTCTTGGCAACGGCGCCAACGTAGTAGCCGCCGTAGTGGCCATCACCGCTTTCGGCATGAACCCGGGTGGGCAGGCCGGTTATGCCGCTCCTCCAAGCGTTGCAAACGGCATCACCACCAACTACACCCGCACCAACGCGGACGGCAGCACCACCAACGTGGCTTGCGGAGTGAGTGCGATTTCAAACGTTTCGGCGACCGTTACGGTCCCCAACACGTCCTTCCAGCAAGTCAAGCTTTCCGTTCCCGCCGTGAAAGGTGCCGTTGGATATGCCTGGTTCTGGGGCATTAACGTGGCTGCTACCACGGGCAACGTCAAGCTTGGCTCGATTACCGCATGGCCGAACTATACCGTCACCGCTCCTGCCAACGGCGTGCAGTTGGGCAACGCGGCCGGTCTTTCGACCGACAACAGTTTCCAGCCGACAGATTTCGACGGCTTGGGCACCTACTCCTTCCAGAACGGTCTCTGGACCGATATGGGCGGCGGCTCGTTCACCCCGGCCGGCAACGGCCAGGTCGCCGAAATTGAAAGCGACCTCCAGTATCTCTGGACGAACTATCAGGCACAGCCGGACGCCATCTGGGTTTCCGCTGACGTAAAGGCTTCGCTCGAATCGGCGATCATTTTCTCCTCGACCGGAAACAACAGCTACATCTTCCAGGTCAGCCAGATGGAGCAGCAGACGGGTATGACCGGTGGCTTCATCATCACCGGCTATAAGTCGAAGTACAGCATCAATCCTGCGGGTGGCGACACGATTCCGATTCGCATTCACCCCATGTTCCCGCAGGGTACGATTCTGTATGACATCAATCGCAACCCATATCCGCACAGCCGCGTTCCTGCGGTTCGGACCATGCTGATGCAGCGCGATTATTACGCAATTGAATGGCCAATCGTGACGCGCCAGTGGACTTTCGGTACGTATGTCCAGGAAGTTCTGGCGCATTACATGCCATGGATCTCGGCAATCCGCACTGGCGTTGGACCGTTCGTAGCGCCCGCCTAATAGCGGAGGACGCGCGTAGTTTTAAAGGAGAAATCTTATGCCTGTATCAGGACCAGGACCTGGCGGCACGGCTCCAGGTAGTCCGACTGCCGCGCAACTCACGAACCTTGCCACTCTGCAGGCGGCGCAGGCAGCTGCTCTTGTGACGCTCGATGCGGCGCGCATCACGCACAAGACCGCGCACGCAGCTTGGGTGTCGGCAGCGCGGCAGGCAACGGCATATCAGGCCTATATCTACGGCGGCCAGAAGCCTGGAATCATCGATGAGGGTGTGCCAGCTGGCCTTGTACAGGGCGACGCACCGTAACGCGCGGGCAGTCGCATAACCTATGCCTGGCCCGGTACAACTCAACATCACTTTGACCATCAGCGGCAATCCGGTTGTGGTCGTTCCCATTCCGCCCGGGTTGCAGGCATTGGATTCCAGCGCTATTGCTGGCCAAGGCCAAGCTGCAGGACAAACAGGATTCTCCAGCGTGGATATTGCCATTCGCAACATTTTCAAAGCCGGTATTTTTTTTGTTCCCGCTTCGAATATTTGGTATTCGGCATTCGTCATCCAGTCCATCACCTGGACATAAACTTGCCCTGTTAGTTTGCTCGGGTGTAGAATCCGGCGATGTCGCTGAACCGCAGGATCGTGCTCGACGATTCAGAAATCTGCTCGCCTGAGCCGGTTAAGGTTCAGAAACCTCCCGCCATCGTTCCACCACTCGGGGTTGGCAGTGCGCTCCATTGGATGCCCGGCAATTCCGATGCGACCACATTTGCTGACGCTCTCGGGCTCTACGATGAAGTCATAAAATGCAAGTCATGCGGTTATGATGGCCCGTTTGATGGCAACCATCGGGCTCAAACCATTCAGTGTTTAGGTTGCGGCCGGGTCTCTTCCTTTGAAGCTTTCAAAAAAGAGCACACATGAAGGGTCGCTATAACAGAGAAAAATGGACGGCGCATGCGGCTGTTCGAAGGATGGTTGCCGATGGCCGTCTCCCAAATCCAGCAACACTTACATGCAGTGATTGTCCTAATTCCGCAGCAGAATATGACCACTATTTAGGATATGCGCCAGAGCATCGAAGACACGTTCAGCCAGTATGTTTCTCTTGCCATACAAAAAGAAAATGGGCGCGAGGCGAGATAACACTAACACATAGAATAAAAGAGGTCTTAACGAAAGGTCGCCTATCGAATTATAGGGCGTGCGAGCATGGAATTTAGCCCGCTGAAAAACTGCCATTCATGTTTCGCGAAATCGAAAGCCGAAAATCTCAAGAAATGGAGAGAGCTTCATCCTGGTCGCGAGAAGGAACTTTATCATTTACGGCGAAAGGCTCAAGAATGCGTATAGGTTTAGTGCTGGTCAGGAATTTTTTGGCATGTGCTTATTCCCTTTTCGGTTATCGCGAAACGCTAGAGCGCATGGGCCACGACGTCATCGAATGCGCCTTCCCGGGCAACCAAGTGCAGGTGACTCCGGAAATTATAGCTAAGGTCCCGACCATCGAGCAGCTCCTGGAATGCGATTGCGTTCTGCTTACCTATGCGGAATACACACAACCATGGATCGAACAAATTTATGATTTCGAACAATGGCAGAAGCTTATGGGTAAGGTGCCGGTCCTCGCCCGCTTCGATGAGTCCATGGACCGCGGCGACCTGTTACTACCGCATCGTTTGCCAAAAATTAAAAAATGGGCGACACATTATTCCTTTCCCGCAGCGCAAGACGCCGACAAGTATGGCGGTGAGTGGCTACCGTACGGCGCGGACACGACGATTTTCCATCCTCCCGACCATGCAGATTTGGATAAATTTGAGAAGAAATACGACTTGGCCTTCATCGGTACGCTCTATCAGAAACGCCACGACTATCTAATGAAGATGGCTCCGCACATCGGGAAGAATGTCACCTTCCACAGTGGCAACGTTGTCGTCCAGGATATCGGCGGGATCCGCGAGCGCGAGACGACGGAACTTTTGGCCGAAAATTACCGACAGATTCGAATATTTTTCTGTTTGCCGCCAATGTCACGATTGCTGGTGGAAAAAATTTTCGACATAATGGCCTGTGACACATTCGTGATGTACCCATGTTTTCCTGACATCGATTTTCAGAAAAACTTGTCCATTTTCAAGGGCGACAAACACATCGTTTATTACGACTACGGTTTCTACGCGGACAACGGGAAGCAAGTGACACATTATCTCGAACATCCGGAAGAAGTCGACAGGATCGCGCGGGCCGGCGGCGAACTCGTGCGGTCGAAATACACGCTGGAGCAAATGCTCGAAGCGATGCTGACCCAGGTCAGGAGCGTGCGTGAAAGTAGCCACCAAGTTCGGGTTTGACCTGACATTGCGCGATGGCAGCTACATGGCCACGGAATTCGCCGCGAACCAATGCTATGAAGAACCGGAATCGAGACTGGTGCTTTCGCTCATTCGCCCTGGCGATTTCTGCATCGATGCCGGAGCCCACATCGGCTATTATTCCTGCCTGATGGCCAAGGCAGGCGCGAGAGTTTTGGCGGTCGAATGTAATCCAATGCACTTCGTCATGCTTTCGCAAAACATTCGCGACTTCTCTGTAATTGAATCCCACATGGCTCTTGGTGAACTAAATACCGATGGGCCTGTTGACTTTAACCTTCCAACCGAATGGGATGATGGCTGCGGGACGCTCTATCCTGTTCGCAATAATGCAAAACAAGTGGGCGTCTGGATGATGCGGCTCGATTCGCTCTTGGATGTAGGCGCTTCGACAGGCGAACGTGTCAGTAGAATCCGCCTGCTAAAACTGGACATTGAGGGATCGGAACTAGCGGCGCTTCGCGGCTTGGGCGCGCGCCTTGCAGACGTCGATTACATCTTAATGGAATGCGGCGAATATTACGCCGCCAAGACAATTAGCCAAATCAACGAGCACATGCAGGGTTGGACGATTCGAGCGTTTTCTAACGGCGAATGGAGAGACGTCCAGAAGGCCACCACCGGCAATTTCCTGTTTATGAATCCAAAGGCGAATGAATGAACTGGACAGACAGCGAACTGTGTAGGATCGCCCTGAAACACCACACAGACAAAGCGCATTTCCATAACTATACGCCGACCTACCACAAGCTACTAGCCGGCAAATCCGTAAAAAAAGTTTTGGAGATTGGACTTGGTTGGGGCGGTCTGATGCACAACGACTATCAGTCCGCTGGCAGTCTATTGATGTGGCGGGATTATTTTCCGGACGCGGAAATCTACGGACTCGATATCCGCCCGGATGCTCTGCGCAACGAGAATAGGATCCATTCTTTTTTGTGCGACCAGAACGACATTGATTCCCTTATGCGCGCAGCAGCACAGGTCGGCGATGACTTCGACCTGATTGTCGACGATGGTTCGCACGTCCCAATGCACCAAGTGACGACGGCTTCGATATTCGTCCCCCTATTGGCTCCTGGAGGCCTGTACGTCATTGAGGATGTACATGACGCATATTTTCAGCCAGGCCCGGAGCATGTGCACGTCCCTACAGGAGACCTTACGGAATTGGAGTACGTACGCCAGAATCTTCCTTACCCGCACGAGGTCATCGAAATCGAAAACGATATAGTGCCAGGCGATAAATTGGTTGTGATTCGAGAGGAACAAGTGGCGCGCGGAACGAAGCGGTCCTCTCGATGCGTGGTCAATGTGGCCATAGGCGACGCTTACTACAAGCGCGGGCAGATGCGGCTCGCCCAAGAATTACGCCGGTTCGACCCATGGTCCAAGCAGATGATGTGGCAATGCATACCTCCGGGATGGCCAGACCAGAAACAGAAGCCCTACGCCTTCAAATCTTTTGCCATGAAAGAGGCCGCGAAAATAGCAGACCTGGTGCTCTGGTGCGACTCGTCGATTGTTCCTATTCGTCCGATGGATGCTTTCTGGGAAATACTCCAATCCGACGGCTATTTCCTTGTCGAAAACGGGGAAGGCATGAATTACGAATGGACCGCCGATAGCGCGTACCAATATTTATTCCCGGAGCTTTCGGTCGAAAGCGCGCGCAGCGCGAGTCGGGCGATTCCTCAGATTGTCGGTGGAATCCTCGGAGTAAACATAAAGTCCGAGAAGGGGAATGCCTTTCTTGAAGAGTACTACCGTCTGGCCAAAGACACGGACGCGTTCTGCGGTCCTTGGGCCAATCAGAATTGTCCAACGCGTGCGCAATACGGGAAAGGAAGCGTGTACACGACAGCACCGTGCGGGCCTCCGGACGTGCGCGGGCATCGTCACGACCAGACCGCGGCAAGCGTCATCGCCTGGAACATGGGACTGAAACTCTCGAAATATCCGTCACCATACGCTTACATCGGCCCATCGTCCAAGACGGCGCCGACCCGAGAAACTATTTTGCTGCATGACGGCCCAGGAGCCACGGAATTTGAAGCGCAATTATCCAAACCGGAGGAACCCACGATGAAATGCGCCCAATGCGGAAGCGCCGCTTTGGGCATGGCTGGCGGCATGTTGCATTGCAATCAATGTGGTTATAGGAGTGGCCATTGAATATCGAAGATGAAGCACAAGCGATTGGCAGTATTTTGCGAGAGTGTGAACATCCGGTCATTGTTGACCTCGGAGCGTACGGTGGAGAAGACACAGCCTGGCTGATTGGCGCCTGCCGCGTTCCTCCAGTTGCGATTGCCGTCGAAGCCGACCCGGACAATTTTGCAAGGCTGTATGCGGCAAACCTCAAAGCCACCGTCATTCAAGCGGCCATTTCCGACCACGATGGAGAGTGCACGTTTTATAAGTGCTATACCGGCCGTGGCGTCGGTTCTGGCTCGATCCGGCAACCGACTGGCCATCTCGACAGGGACGGCACGAAATACGATTTTCGTCCGATATCGGTTCGGTGCCTAACTTTGGACAAAATCGCACGCGATTTCGCGCTCGACCATATTGACCTTTTGTGGGTGGACATCCAGGCCGCCGAACGTGACATGATTGCCGGAGGCCAGAATGCGCTTCAACGGACGCGCTATCTGTTCATGGAAGCGGAGCAAGGCGAAGAGATGTATGCCGGGCAGGCGATGCGCGATGAACTGCTGGCCATGCTTCCCGGGTGGTTCGAAGTGCAACGGTTTGATTTCAATATTTTGCTGCGCAACGACAGGTTCGTTCCATGAGCTTCCCGGAAGAACGCGCAGCGGTCACGCAAATTCTCAAGGCGCTTCCAGACCCTGTGTGCATCGTGGAATTAGGAGCGCAAGACGGCGGCGATGCCGCGTGGATGCTGCAAGTGTTGGCCGGACGGGGTCCACGATGCGTGCTGGTCGAAGCCGATAGAATCAATTTCGAACTCTTGCCGCCACAGGGATTCACCGACACGCCAGAAGGCCCCATGGTCGCCATCTACGGTGCTATCGCCGACCATACAGGTACGTGTGATTTTTGGGAGAACCGTGATTGTGGAGGCGGCTTTAGTTCCATCTACGAACCAAACCGGGAACACCTAAGCGTCGATGCGTCGCAATGGCGGAAAGTCGGACCCATTCCATGTTTCACGTTTGACGACCTCTATGCAAAGTTAAAACTTAGCCACATCGACCTGCTGTACGTGGACATTCACGGCGCGGAAAAGGATATGGTCACTCACGGACAGAAAGCTTTGAAACACACAAAATACCTATTCATCGAAGCTGTGGACTACCGCATGTACGAAGGGGCAGCAACCGGCGAGGAGTTACAGGCAATGCTGCCCGGCTGGAAACTTCTAGAAACTTTTCCGTGGAACATATTGCTGATAAACATGGAATACGAATGATTTCCATTCTCATCCCGACGCGCGGCCGTCGTGCGGGTTTAGAGCGGGCCATCCGGTCCGCGCGCGAGACGGCGCATTCTGCCGATTGTCTCGAATTTGTTGCCTATGTCGACAATGATGATGCACTGACCTACGTGGATTTCGGTTGCGATGTTAAATTTGTATATGGCCCGCGGATCGTTCTTTCTAATACCTGGAACAAATGTGCCGAGGTAGCCAAAGGTGACATCTTGTGTCAAGGTAACGATGATATTATTTTCCGCACGCCAGGATGGGTCCGTATCATTGAAGAAGAATTCGCGAAGATTCCGGACCGCCTTGTAATGGTGCATGGTTCGGACGGCAGCAAAAACTATGGCAGTAGCAGCGGACAGTTTGGCCCCCATCCATTCATAAGCCGGCAGTGGATGGAGACCCTCGGCTATTTCACGGCTCCATACTTTTCAAGCGACTTCGGCGATACCTGGTTGAATGACCTTGCGAACGCTATTGGACGTAGGCGCTACGTGCCAGTGATTATCGAGCATATGCATTTCATTTTCGGCAAGTCGGAAACTGACCGTACAACCAGCGAACGATTGGAGCGGCACTCGCGCGATAATTGCGGGCAACTCTACGCAGACCTTGCTCCGCTGCGGGAGGTTGACATCGAGAAGCTTAAGGCGGCAATGCGATGAAATGGGAATTACTGGTACTCACCCAGCATGGTCGCGAGCAATACCTAGCGCGCCTGCAGGCTGTCCTCCGGCCGCAACTCGAGGCTTATTCCGATGTTGGTCTGATTGTCCGGCGGTTCGACCCGACCATGGACCTCGGTACGAACCGTCAAATCATGCGTGAAGGATCAAGCGCGGACTACTCGAACTTTATTGACGACGATGATTTGGTCTCTGCGAACTATGTCTCCACCATCTACTCGCTACTCGATGGTGTCGACTACATCGGATTTACGCTCCAAATGTATAGCGACGGAGAAAAACAAAAGCCAACCTTCCATTCATTGCGGTACAAGGAATGGAACGCAGACCAAAACGGATTCTACCGCGACATTTCCCATCTAAATCCAATCCGCCGCGAGCTTGCCCTACGCGCCACAATGGCAGGAGGCTTTGGTGAGGATCAGCGATGGTCGGACCGCCTTCGAGAGCTAGGCATCGTCAAGACCGAACACTATGTCAACGATGTGATGTATTTTTATTACTGGCGCAGCAACAAAACCGATTATCCAGCCCCAGCATTGCAGGTGCCCACGCACGGATCCTACAATCCGGTCGAACAACTTGCTATAGGCCAGCGGCGTCCCATCTGTCCGAAATGCGGCAGCACCGCCACCGGTATGGCCGGAGGCATGCGACAATGTAATCAGTGCGGTGAACGGTATGTGTGACCAACTATAGAGCAAAATGGTTTTGTGTGGATGAAGCAAGTGATACTATCCACGAATGGTTTCACCGCTAACGCTTCCCGCTGTTGAAGGCTGGCCCTATCAGGAAGTATCGGCTGCCTTTATTCAGAAAGCGCACACCGGAGAGGCAGTCCCGAAAGTTCTGATGGTGGGATATAGCCTTTGGGCTCTTCTGCTGAAAGCCTCTGACACCGAAGTGTTCTACGTGTGCGGGACAATTCCGATTCGCTTTGAAAGAAGCGGGATCCTTGAACCACACGAATTTATGTTCACGCGCGATTGAAAGGCGCCTTGCCCATGATTACGCATCTCTGTGTGTGTGGCCTTGGCAAGTTAGGTTCGCCAATTTCCGCATCCTTTGCGAGGTCCATGTTCGTGGTCGGTTATGACCTGGACGCCGCGAAGGTAAATGCCATCAATCACGGCCATGCGCCAGTTGAAGAACCCGGCCTCGATGAAGCCGTTAGTTCCGCGGGATTGTTGTTGCGAGCGACCACTGACCCGGAAGAAGCTGTACGCAGCACTGACGCCTGCATTTTTGTCGCGCCGACGCCATCCTTGCCGGACGGAAGTTTCGATAATCAATACTTGCTCAACGGGATCGAGAAGATTGCTCCAGCAGTTGGTGGAAGGCCCTACATTTTCATCGTCGCATCGACCGTGACGCCAGGAAGTTGCCAGCATATTTTATTGCCGGCCATCCGCCGCCATTCCGACAAGATTGCCCTGGTCTACAAGCCGGAGTTGATTGCCCTCGGAACGGTCATGCATGACCTGGCTAATCCGGACGTAGCATTGATAGGAGCCACAGACAAATGCGCCGCCGCCGAAGTATTCCGTCTCTATGCACGACTACGCGATGTTGGCGCAACGGAATTCAAAATCATGTCCTTTGTCGAAGCGGAGCTCGCCAAGATTTCTCTGAACTGTGCCATTACCATGAAAATCAGCTTTGCTAACCAGGTGAGCATGGTGGCGGAAAAGCTTGGTGCCGACCCTCACGCCATTTTGGAATTTATTGGCCGCGACAGCCGGATCGGTCCGAAAGTTCTGCGTCCGGGGACCCCATTCGGCGGGCCGTGTTTCCCGCGGGACAACCGGATGTTTCAGTACGTCGCGGAAAAAGTGAGTGTTAAAGCCCATCTGGCGTTGGCCACGGACAAAATCAACGAAGATATCCTCTGGCATATCATCTCTTCCCTTCCGAAGAACGAGGAGGTCGGAATTCTGGGAGCCAGTTATAAAGCAGGCACAAATGTCATTGAAGAATCGGCAGGGATGGCGCTATGTAAAAAACTAACAGCGCTCGGCCGCATCGTAAAACAGCATGACCCTCTCGTTGCCACGCCCGACAAGCTCGAGAACGTAATTCAGTGTCCGGTTGTCATTGTCACTCTCGATTGCCCGGAATACCGCGGGCTACAATTCCAACCAAGCCAATTTGTAGTTGACCCATGGCGCATCACCGGAAAACAAGTAGCGAAGGAGATTCCATGCCCAGTCTCATGTTGATGATGATGTCCATGACTCCCGAACACAAACAGGACCTAATGCTCCTGCTCCCTTTTCTGCTTGGCCAGCTTGTTTATATTATGAAACGTGCAAGTTTTTCGATGCGCGCCGGAAGGGCCCCCACGCGATGGCAGTACGTGTATCGCAATTGGGACATCCTTGTCTTTAGGTCGGTGCTCGAATTCCTTTTAATCTACATGCCGATTCGACATTTTTCTCCGGACCAACTTCTCAATGTGTTCCACATCGATGTAAGCCACATTGAGAGTCTTGATTTTTTGTATAATCCAGTGAGTTCACCGGTGAGCATTTTTGGGGCGGGAATCGCGTCCGACGGATTATTTGATTGGCTGGTCGATTGGGCATCCCGGTCGACAAAGATTCCGGCACCTATAAAGGCGTGGCTCACCGAGAATGTTCCGCCGATGCCGATGGCGCAATAGAATGAGCCTGAACGGCAAAAAGCTGTATGTGCTGACGCCAATGTATGGCGGAAATCTTTCCGTCAACTATCACAGTTCCTTTTTCCAGCTGGTCCATGCCTTTGAAGAATTGAAACGCAAAGGCCTCGAAGTAGATTTGGAATCCCGTAGCGTGTGGAATGAGTCTTTGATTTCCCGGGCCCGCAACCGGCTGGCAGATTGTTTTCTAAAAGAAAGCTCCTTCACTCATGCCTGCTTTATCGATGCCGATATTGGTTTCGAGCCGGTGGACATCATTAGCATGCTCGAAATGGACAAAGACATCCTTGGTGTTCCTTGTTCCAAAAAATCCATCCGCTGGGACCGGATCCAAATGGCAGTCGCGCGTCGCGTTCTCGAATGGTCCAAAAATAGCCCAGCCTGCCAAAATGGATTCGACCCGGCCGCACTCGCGCAGCAGTTCGTAAGCTCCCAGGCGGCTTTCCCTCCTGACGTTATTTCCAGAATCGCCGGCGACTTTGTCCTAAACTTCCCTTTAGATGAGCAAGAAAAAATCATCAAATTCGATACACCAGAGCCAATGCGCCATGTTGGCACAGGCCTGTTGATGGTCAAGCGGGAAGTGTTTCTGAAATTCATGAAATGCTATCCCGACCGCTGGTATGAAGCGCGTTCTGATAATGCATCAAATCCCGGTCGCATCCATGATTTCTTCAAAGTTGGCGTCAATCCGGAAACTCGTGAGTACGATTCCGAGGATTACTGGTTTTGCCACGACTGCATCGCCATGGGCTACAAGATTCTAATTGCGCCATGGGTAAAAACCACCCACATGGGCACCAATACGTTCATTGGCGACATGCCGGCCGCCCTGGCCTGTGCCGGCAGCATCTTCTAACAAACCTCTTCCATGTGGTCTGTTTATCGGCTAAGGTTTTTTACGAAATGGTTGAGCACATTGGAACCGTTTTTGGCCGGTCGTGTGCGACCACCGACCTCTGGAATGAAGACATTACTCAAGGCGCTTCTGCTGACCGTTTTGTTCCCGTTCTTCTGTTTTGCCCAGAATAAGACGATTGTCTCGGACTTTCTCTCCACTGCTGGCGGATCCGCCGTCACCGGAACCCTTACGGTCACGAATAACTCCACGATGATTACGGCGGATGGGTTCACTGTCCCACAGGGACAGGTGGTGACCGCACAGATTACCAGCGGCCAATTCTCTATTTCCCTTGTTCCTAACGTTGGCGCGGCGCCCTATGGGTCTGTGTATTACGCGGATTATGTGACGAAGACCTCGCGCTACCGCGAAATCTGGAATGTGCCGAACAGCGCGACGGCCGTAAATCTTCTGGCTGTGCGGGTGGTTTGGCCGCAAGCGCCCAACGTCCTGATTCCCGCCTCGCAAGTCGTTCCACCACCCACCTGCACTCCCATCGCCGCCGGCAACAACAATCTGGTATTGCGCTACACAACCAATCCTGCCGGATGGATCTGTGCGCCCGATAACATCGGTGCCGTCACCATGGACTTGGAGAATCCGACTCCAGTCGATGCCGGGAAATTCAATTGGGAACCGAAGAACGGCCTCAACCTAACGCGGATTTCCTGTTCAGTCGACAGTGGTTCAGTTTCCGTCAATCTGGACATACGCACAGAAGCTGCTCCGAATTCGCCAGGTACGCAGGTTCTTTCTGTGCCTTTAGTTTGCACGCCTACGACCGGAGCAACGACGGCTATTACGTTTCCCGCCGTTCCGCCTCAGTCGCCTGTGGCGCTGTTGATTACATCGACTGTCGGTAGCCCGGGAATTGTTCGAGTTCACGCAGAGTACATCCTCAACTAAGGAGAATTACGTTATGAAATCAGTGAAGGGAATTTTCAAGCATGGAATGCTGTTGCTGAGTTTGCTGGCGATCGGTGCGCTCGGCTACGGTGGCAGCGTCGAGAACCTGGTGTCGAAGAACCGCGTCAACATCCAGGCCAGGCACTGTCAGAAGTATATTGTCAACGACAAACACAAGCTGCCGGTCGGCACTCCGGACATCGGAGCGGCCGCCACGCACATCGATTACAAGGCCTGCGCCGCGGACCCGTCGACGCTGTTCTTTAATGAAACCAACCACAACCTGCGCACGACTGCGGGCGGTGATTGGCAAGCCTCGGTGATGGCCAACACGTCGGCCCCGCCAGCGACGATGAACTATATCGCCCTGTCGAACGACGCGACTGCGCCGGCCGCCGGTGATACCTCGGTAGCTTCGGAGATCGTATCGAACGGCCTGAGCCGCGCCCAGGGTGTCTATGCCCACACGGCATCGACGGCCTCGCTCACGGTCCAGAAAGTGTTCAACGCCACCGGCACGCAGGCTAGCCAAAAGACCGGTTTACTTAATGCATCATCGTCCGGAACCCTCGGATTTGAAAACACTTACACCCAGGTGACCGTGAACAATGGCGACACTCTCACAGTCACATGGACAATAAACTATTAGCCTATGTCCGTTGTTGACAACCCATACTTCCTTCTGTATTATTCGGGCAGGAGGAAGTTATGGAACAAGGCAACTGTTCTGATTGCGGGGTATTCAGGAGATGGCTTCATGGACATCACTTGAAACCGCGAATCGAAGGCGGACAAGATGCTGATGGGAAAATTCGAATCTGTGCAAATTGCCACGAGGATCGCCATGGTGGCCCGTTTGGTGGAATTCTTCGCGGCAGAACGTCAGCCACGCCCGCAGCTCGACGCAAAAAATCCAAGACGCTTCGGAAACTTTGGCAAGACCCCGAATACCGCCGTAAAACTCTGGCAGGACAGGAAAAAGCTCGACCGAATCGCGACAATCAAGCCATCGGCGCAAAGATTGCTGCGACTTGGACTCCAGAACGTCGCGCTGCCCAGTCCAAGCTCATCACTGAAATCAAAGCTAATGTGCTCGGTGACCGGTGGTCCTTGCATCATGATTGCTGTAAAGAATGCAAGCGAACTGACCGCCCGCATCAGGCAAACGGTTTATGCTCTACTTGCTACACGAGCCGTTATTATAAAAATAAAAGGAAAAGGTCGCGTCGTCGGAAGTATCTCCGGGAATATATGCGCAAGCGTAGAGCCGACGAAAAGGCGGTATCAATTTCACCGACAGAAGTTTCATAGAGACTAATTTGCGTGCGACGACTAACAAATACGGTGCGCTGGACGCTAGGATTCCTGGCGATGCTGGCGTTTTGTTCAGTGGCGCGCGCCGTGAATCAAAATGGTTCGGTCACCGAGAATCTAACCACCACGGCCAGCGCCACAGCGGTCAAGAATTGCCGGCCAGTCGGGATCGTCGAGTCGTACACGGTCGTCGATTCTGCCGCGGCGAACGCTGGCAGGGCTCCAACACCCACGGTAAACTTAACAGAATCCGATTCGGTGCAGGCCGCGCAGTCCGGGCACGCCTCTCCGTCGGTGACACTGACGGAATCGGATTCCGTAGCGGCGCCGGCGTTGCATCCGCGCGGAGTAGCGGAATCGTTGACCGAATCCGATTCCGTCGCTATCGCGAGCACGCACGCACGCGGCGCCGCGGTAACCGAATCCTTGACGGAGTCCGACGCAGCAGGAACCTCGCACTGCGCGGCCTGCGGGCTGACCGAAACCCATACCACCGCCGACTCCGTGGCGACGCAAATCTTTCACAACTTTTCTGCTTTGCCCACGCAAACACTTACGACCACCGATTCACCGACGACCAATCTTGGTCGCAATGGACCGACCACCGAAACCTTGACGGAATCCGATTCGACCGCAGCTGTGCAACAGACTGGAGCGCATTCGGTGGCGGTTACCGAATCATTGAGCACAGTAGGCCTAGTTACGGGGATCGCGGCCCATTCAGCAACAGTGACCGAATCACTTACCACCAGCGATGCTGTGTCCGCGGTTCGCTGCGGAGCGGTCACGGAGAACCTGACGACGACGGATGTCGTCTCGGTGCATCACGTCCTCGTCGTTTCCATATCCGAGAGCGTTGTAGAGTCGGACAGCGCAGCGACGCAGCGCAGCGTTCACGCGGCCGCATCCCAAGTCTTGACGGAATCGGATTCGGCGGCGACTACGCATGCGGCGGTCGGGAACGTGACCGAAACCTTGACCACGACGGCTTCCGTATCGACCTTGCGGAACGGCATCGCCAATCCGACGGTAACGCTAACGGAATCGGATTCTGTGGCTACGACGCACGCGGCGGTTGGAAGAGTCTCAGAGATATTAAACGAATCGGATTCGACCGCTGGCGTGAGCTCCAGCATCCACACGGCGAGCGTCACAGAGAATCTTTCGCCGACGCAGACGGTGACGGCCACGGCCGTTCACCAGGTTGCCGTATCAACGTCGCTGACGGAATCGGATTCGGCGGCGGCCGTCCATGGAGCCATCGGCAACGTATCCGAGACGCTCACCGAGAGCGATTCCGTCGCCACGCTGCGCACGTCCATAGGTTCGGTATCGGAATCTCATTTAACCGTAGACAGCGTGACCGGGCATATTGTGACATCCGGATCTGCGACAGTTTCATTACTAGAATCAGATTCAGTCACAGCAAAGCTTTTCCATGCAGCATCGGTTACCGAAAGCCTGACAACTGGCGACGTGGTCTCCACCGTATCTTCGCCGCATCTGCTCTTCGTCAACGTTACGGAAGCCTTATTCGAAACGGATTCGGTGACCAAGGTATCGCCGGCCCATCTATCCAGGTTCGTGACGGAAACCTTGACCACTGCAAGCGGCGTCAATACATCCTCACCGGGGCATGTGAGCGTAACCGAAACCCTGGCGGTCAGAGACAGTGTAACTGGCATATCGCCCAACCATTTCAGTATTACGGAGGTATTGACCGAATCCGACGCGGTTGGTGTTTTCGCGGTCCGGTTTGGGCAGCGCAGACGTTTTATGGTGGTCGACAGTCAGTGAGGCAACTATGAATTTCCGACAATTCACAAGAGCGGCCATCGCATTTTTCTGTTCTCTGCTTCTCATCGCACAGGTTGTACCGCAATCGTGCATAGTGCCGGCCAATGGCGCGGTGGTGAAGACAACCAGCTATTCGGCGCTGGCCGCCGACGCCGGCAAGCTCATCGTGATGAACTGCGCGAGCGCCTGCACGTTGACACTACCTGCAACGCCGCAAACTCCCGTATGGTTGATTTTTGTCGAGACTATCGGTGCGGGTCAGGTCACAATCGCACCGAACGGCTTGAATCTTAACGGTTCGGCTAGCAGTCTTGCCATGCCGTTGACCGCCGGAAGCACATTTCAGGTTTGGACAGATAATTCCAATTATTTTGCCGCAGGCGTCACATTAAAGACTCGTGTGCTAGGTTGGGCATTCGGCGATGTAGCCACTGGCGCGGCGCTGACGACCAATGAGGTTGGCTACATTACTGTCCCATTCGCATGCACAATCACAGGCTGGCACATCATGGCCGACGCCGGGACGGTTACGATTAAGACGGCACGCGTGAATAGCGGGACCGCTTTGCCAACCATCGGCTCAAACTCAATCTCAACCAGCGGCGTATCTTTGGCGAGCGGTACAAAAATAGATTCTACGACAGTCACTGACTTTACATCTACGGCGATTGCGGCAAATGACACACTCGGATTCTTTATTACGACTGTTGCTACGGCGAAACAAATCACGTTCCAACTGGACTGCTCGCAATGAAATATCTAGTTTTTCTCATCGCGATACTATGCTTGTCGGTCCCGGCGTTCGCAGCCAACCCTGCATGGGTGCAGTCTGATGGCAGCTTTTCCGTAACCACTACCGCAACTTCCCACACATATACTCTGACGCACACTCCTACAGCCGGTAACACGCTCGTTGCCTTTGTTTCCACGCACATTTCAGCGAATCAACAAATCAATTACGTGTGCGGCGGAACGAGTTGCACAAGCATCACTTCTACCGGAAAGTTCTTCCCGTACACATGGATTTATTGTCCGAACGGGAACAACTGTCCGGAAATCTGGATCGCCCGAAATGTCCCGGCTTCGATGTCCACCGTTACCATCAACTGGGCCGTAACTACTGTTTCTGACGTTCAGTTTGAAGAATACTCCAACGTCTCAGCAATCGGTCAGATAGTGCAGGCGACCGGGACTTCTACCGCTCCGGCCATCACCATCACGACGCAAGATGCGAACAACATCATCGTGATGGCGACATCTTCCCAAGGGAATGACGGGATACCAACTTCCAGCACTGGCAACCTGAGAGATGCTAGCCGGTCAGGGACGACCTCATCGTTCGACGCAGGCGCGGCCTGCGACAACAGTTCGGCAACGGCTGCCTCGGTTACGTGCCAAGTCACGATTACATCGAGTGCGTGGGCGGCGCTCGGCGTGGAACTTCGCAGCACGACCAGTACCGATACATCTAATTTCGTGTCGGCTTATCAGAGCAACTCCCCAGCCAGCGAGAACGTGGCGATGCCTTCTATCGCCGGAGTGTTTGTTCCCGACGCTTTCCTCCCTGGCAACACGGGTATCTGTTGGGGGGTGTGGCCATACAGCGCATCAGGGCAGACGCCGACAGTGACGACGCGGAACACGTTAACTGGCGCGACCGTCGATACGTTCACCAAAGACGTGCAAGTAAACGACACCAGTAATATGTCTACTGGAATATTCCGTGTCGCCGCGACCGCTGGAACTCAGTACATAAATTGGGCATGGGGAACGAGCATCAATAGCCAGCCTGGATTTGTTTACGGCTGCACGGAGATGAAGGGGATCACGACCAGTTCGCCCTTGGACGGTACGCCAGCCTCAGCGTCGGGGCTCTCAGGGGGAACCCTCAGCACCAGTGCCATGACGGTTACTGTCGGGGACATCATCGTTGTGGCCACTTCCATCGATACCATCGTACAGAATACAAACAACCAGAATCAGGGAGTAGGCTATTGCGCGGCGGGGCCGGGATTCATTCTGCTGACGCCTTCTCCGGTGAGCGGCACATGCACCGAGTATCAGGTAGCGACCTCGACATCCGTGACCCCATCTATGTACGAAACCCCGGCCACTCCAAATAGCGCCTATGGTAGCGGTTACGTTTTCAATATCGTTGCCGTCGCGTATAAGGCCAACTCCAGTCAAGGGACAGCCGCGACAGGCATCCACATTGGACGGCAATTTACCCCGGTAATCAGCGGTGGCAGCGGGGCAGTTGACAGTGGAAATATTACTTGGACTCAGTGCCCAGCGGCAGGGAACTTCAACAGTTTTTATATCAGCAATTCATTGAGTGGAAGTCCTGAGACTGGCGTTTTCAAAATTTGGGACAGCAACCAAGTCGCTTATTCGATTAACGACCCCAGCAAGAACGCCAGCACCAACTCAGGGCCGTTTCTGCTGTATTCAGCAAACCAATCTCTCGATAACTCCGCAATGTGCGAGTTGTATCAGGCTAGTTCCAACGGTAGCAACTCCGAGATGTTGCAGCGGGACATTTACAACGTAGCGACCTCGAACTTCTTCGACACGATGAGCACCACTTGTCCCTCAACTTCGAGCTACAACGCAACTGGATGCATTGGTGACAATCAACCGTTCGGCTCTACCTACGCGCAATCTCCAAACATTCAGCCAAGCGCCGCTGGCGAACTCGTACTCGCCAGTCTTTCAAATGGGGTAGGACCGGAAGCAGGTCTATCTTCCCCCAGCGGAGCCATCTACGATTGCCCTTACTTCTCGGCTATGACGGATGGTGGCTCTACCTGTTACGGCGAGGGTCACGCTCATTTCTATACTACCGGGTCATCCTCGCTGAACTTCACTTGGACAGCGGGAACAAATGCCACTGGAACTTCGGTTTCGAGCGCCATCGCCATCAAAGCGGCTCCGGCCGCCGCAGCTAAGAGCGGGAAGACGGTAATCTTTTGAGACGCTTATTTCTATGTGTCTTATTCCTTCTTGCCATGCCTACGCTTGCGCACGCACAATTATGGTCAGGAATTCTCGACCCCAGCCGAGGCATTGACTGGACGCAGGCTGGTGTCGTCGGAGGTATTCCTTCAGCTACGTGGACGCAATGCGGTTCGACTCTTCCCTCTACGTCAACAGTTGCACAAGTACAAGCTGCAATAAATGCTTGTGGGACTAATCAATTCGTACAACTTGGATCTGGGAATTTCAGTTTCTCAACCTTTCTGAACATGAAGTCCAACATGGTCCTCCGAGGCTTGGGTGCCAATCAGACAACCCTTACCTTTGGCAGCAACGCCATTGGTGGAGGTTGTTTTTTAGGAGGGTCAACAATCTGCTTCACCAACGATGGCGGCACCTACAACAACTCTTTTGACAGTGCTCCGGGTCAATCGAATGCGGCGAATTGGACGGCAGGATTCTCGCAGGGAACGACTTCGATTACCGTGGGCAGTGTCGGTTCTGTCGGCATCAGAAACGGTCAGTATATTTATCTCGACCAGGCTAACGACACGGCACCGAATAGCAACCTGTTTATCTGCGACATCATAACGACTTGCGCCATCGAGGGTGCTTCTCCTGGTCGCACTATTGGCGGCGTCAGTCACAGTCAGTTGCAGGCCGTAAAGGTCACTGCGGGATGCGCGACGCTCTGTACAGGTGCAGGACCATTTACGCTTACGATTACCCCGGGACTTTATGGAATAAATTGGAGTAGTTCTAAGGCCCCTGGTGCGTGGTTCCCGACGATTCCAATTTCAAACGCTGGGGTAGAAAACCTAACTATAAATAATCAGACCGCGACCGGAGACAACGGTTCCACTATTAACTTCATGAACGCATTTAACTGTTGGGTGACTGGAGTAGCCTCTCTTCATGGCGGACGAGCGCACGTTTGGATTACGAACGGGGCGCACATCACGGTCCAAAACAATTATTTCTATCAGACCCAGGACGCGGCTTCCCAGAGCTACGGAATAGAAGTGGAACTAGCCAGCGATACCATGGTCGTAAATAATATTTTTCAGCAAGTGACCGCTCCAAATATCGGTGGCTCCGAGTTTGGAAACGTTTATGCATACAACTACTCGATTAACCATTTTCAAACTGGGTCCGTAAACTGCATGTACCCAAACGGAATCGCTCACGACGCAGCCGCAGAATACAACCTTTGGGAAGGCAACTTTTCCGAGAACGTTGAAGGAGATGATGTCCACGGAACTAGCGGACTTAACACGCTCTTTCGCAATATTTTCACGGGATACGAACTTGGCAAGATTTGCTCGACGATTGCCATCGTGTGGGATCCCTACAACCGCGATGAGAACGTTGTAGGAAACATCCTGGGGACGCCGGGGATTACGACGCTATACTACATTACGGACCCATTTAACGCTGGCGGTGTGTACGACTCCGGCTTGGTTCACGGCGGGATAGGTCCTGATTCAGTTGTTGGCACTACTATGCTTCGCTGGGGTAACTACGACAACGTGACAGGGTTCGTTAGATGGTGCGGCAATAGCAGCGACACGGGATGGTCCAATGTCAACGGCTGCAACAGCACATCTGAAGTTCCGACTAGCGGGGTCGGCTCACCCAGCTATGCTAATGCTGTCCCAAGTAAGGGCGATACAGGGATTGGGCAGAGCGCGATGCCTGCGTCTTTCATATACGCCTCGCAGCCTAGCTGGTGGCCTAGCGGGAAGCCCTGGCCCCCGGCAGGCCCCGACATAAGCAGTGGGAGTATCGGTCAATGTACTAGCGGAACTTATTCAGGGCTCATGGCTACGGCTTCGGGCCAGTGCGCGGGAGGGACATTCTCAGCGCATATTAACGCGGGCCATGCCAACAGCAATCCAGCGATGGATTGTTTTTTGACCACGATGGCTGGGCCTCCGGACGGGTCAGGAAACGCGCTGAGTTTCAACGCTGCGACATGTTATTCCGCCCCGGCCAACGCGCCGACGGTCTCCTTGAATCCAACGAGTTTGAGCTTCGGTGCGGTGAACGTTGGAAAGGTTTCTGCGGCGCAGACCGTGACGTTGACCAACACAGGCACGGCCACGCTGAACATCACCAGCATCGCGCCGAGCGACGCGACCAACTACGCGATTTCGGCGAACACCTGTGGCGCAACCTTGACCATCGGAAATAATTGCATTGTGAGCGTCACCTTCAATCCGACAACGCCTGGGGTGCACAACGCGAACTTGATTTTCATGACGAACGCTTCGACCAGCCCGAACAACGCGCCTCTATCCGGAACCGGGGTCAGTGTCACTCCAGTCTGTTTGGAAACACTGACAGAGCTCGATGCCTCGACCGGTCTGCGCGCTACTATACCGCAGCAAAAATATGCGTGCCATCCATGAAAAATGTGCTCTGCTTCACGGTGCTTGCCTCGTTCGCCATGGGCGGTTGTCCGCGCAATCAGCCGAAGGCGCACAGTGTCGCGGTGACGCAGACTTTGCCGTCGGCCAGTTTGAATTGTGTGACGGTCCGGCGGAATCCTAAAACCAACGAAGCGGAAACCCTCGACTGCATTGATTCGGTCACGGTCAGCGCTCCACAGCACGCGATGGCCACCGTAGCAGAGGTCCTCGCCGAGAGCGATGTCAATATGTCCGTACACGGAGCCGTAACTTCCGTGTCCGAGACCACCATGGTCAACGACATTATCCTGGCGGGACGGCTGCCGGTCTTCGCTGCGGAGAACGTCTCCGAGGTTCTAGCTGAGCAGGACCTCGCTGTAAATCGGTCCGACCACGGCTCGGCCATCCAAGAAGGAGTTGCGGAGGCCGATTCGACCGACAGGAAGCGCAAGGTACGCGTTTCAATTTCGGAAACCGTTTTGACCGTTGACAGCTTATACTGTCCCTTGCATGCTATCGCGCAGGTCATCGAAACGCTTACGACGACTGACCAGTTGACGTGCAGCGGAATTTAATGGTGAGCGAATGAGCACCCCGCCAACACCACCTGTTGATGGATCGTCGTCCCTTGACCTAACAGACTTGGGGACGATAAAGCAGTGGATCCCGGGTCTTGCGGGCAATACGACCGACGACCAATTACTGCAAGCCTGCATTACCGCATGGGGATTTGAGTTTTTAAGCCGCACCGGTTTCGGCGACCAGAATGGAGACAATCTCCAGTCTCCCTTCAATGCCATCTGTAATTTCAATGAGACTTACAACGGATCAGGAACCTCACGACTTTATCTACGCAATCGGCCAATCCGTACTGTGACCTCGCTCACCATCAACGACATCGCGATAAATCCGTCCACCTCCAATTCTGCGGCAGGCTGGGTGGTCGACGGAAACGCAAGAAGCATTCATTTGCGCGGCGGTTCCAGCGGTTGGAGTGGAAGCCTCCCGCAGATGGCTTGGCAAGCCGGCGCGTACCGTGCATTCGGCGGTGGCATGAAATTCTTTGTAGGCGTGCAAAACGTCAATGTGCTATACACAGCCGGCTACTCCAGCACACCAGCGGACATTGTGCAATGCGCGAACAAGGTCGTACATCTAAACTACAAGCGACGGTCATACACTGACGAGGAATCTCGCGCTATGGCCGGCGGAGCCGGAACAATTCGCTATGCGCAATGGGACATCCCGCGAGAATGCCAGATAGTGGTCGACCGATATACACGGACTTTGTAATGCTCAAAATTTCTTTCATCAATAATTCCGACCAACGCCTGGTAGAAACCTTGCGAACAAAGGGCCCGGCGATTGTGCGGGCCATCGTGAGCAAACTAAATGAGCTCATGATTAGCCTGCAAAGCTACATCGTATCGAGCAAGCTGTCCGGACAAGCCCTACAGAGGCGCACGGGAACGCTTGCCGGAAGCGTTCGTTACATTCCCGCAGTCCTTGAGGGAACAACAATCACTGGAGCCGTCGAAGGGGCAGGAGGACCCGCCTGGTACGGGTCGCTCTATGAGGACACAGATGCTGGCGGTACCGGTGGCGTGCCCCATTCCTGGCTGATTACGGCCAGCAAGGCCAGGGCCCTCTCGTTCCTCGTGGACGGCAAGCGCGTGTTCGCGCGCAGTGTCATGCATCCTCCTTTGGTTGCGCGGCCATTTATGACTCCTGCGCTCGACGAAAACGCTGCGGATATCGAAGCGCAGTTACGCGCGGCCGTTGATGCCGAGGTACTCAAACCGTGAGAGGTACCCGTGAGGCCATTAGTGTCGCACTTTTCAATCTGCTCTCTGGCAACCAACAGCTCACCAGTCTCTGCAAGACCATCACGCGCACGCCGCGGATCTGGACGTCCGTTAATGACGCCGAAAAGCCTTTCCTGCTTTTATTTAAAGGAGGCCCGGCAACAGAGCATTTTGACCAGCCGCAGGCCGGCAGGATTGCGCTAACAAAATACATCATCCATTACAATTTATGGCTGTACCTTACGGCAGACCCATCCGGGCAGAACAACGCAGAAACGGTCGTGAATAACATCTCCGATGCCCTTGACGCCGCAATGCAAGTGAACGCGTCGCCACCTGCATTTGGCGAGCGGCAGACCCTAGGAGGCCTTGTCAATAACGCCTGGATCGATGGCGGGTCGGAGTGGGGCCGGGAATTTGAAGACCAAAACTTGGTTGTTTTTTGGAGGATCAGCGTGGAGACTGGAATTTAGATGGACGGACCAAAAACAGCGAAGCAGTTCAATGCGCCATTAACCGGCGAATTAACGATTATGGCCCAGCCCGGGAATTTTACGATGGCCAGCGGCTATGCACACCAGTTGGCCATGGACGCGGAACTAGCCCGATACCGCAAACTATTCGATGCACTAGCCAATCTGGTTCAGGACCCTGAGCTCCCGCTCGCGATTGTCATGCGCATCATTGAGGTTGATTAGACCAAAAAAACTTCTTCCATGTGGTGCATTTCTTCTATACGGTTTTGGTGAGATGCAGGAGTCCACATGCGCATAGCTTTTGGAGCCGGCCAGCTCTTTGCGTTGCCCGGGCCATTCTTCGGCGGCACTTTCAATGCCTCTCCTGTCTGGTTCGCCACCCTCCAGGACGTCGACGTAACAATCGACGCGACCATCAAAGAACTGCGCGGCAACCTTCAGTTTCCAGACGACACGGCCATCAGCGACAAGAAAATCACCTGGAAGGCAGGTACCGGCCGGTTCTCGATCGATACCTGGAACAATCTTTATTTTGGCGACGTCATTAGCACTGGCAGCAACTCTGGAGGCAGCGGCGCCGGCGGTGGCGTTCCACAAGTCCAGGAAGCTGTCACGCTCAATGCCACGACTTATACGGTTGCGCATTCTGCAAACTTCACCCAGGATATGGGCGTCATTTACGGCTCAACGCTCCAGCTTTTACAGAAAGTCACCGGCGTACCCACCCTAGGCCAGTACAATGTGTCCGCCGGTGTGTACGGTTTCAGCACTTCCGATAACAACAAAGCGATTTTGGTTTCCTACCGCTACGGGATCACCACCGGCCGCGTGCTCGTTGTCCAAAACCACGTTCAGGGATGGGGGCCACAATTTGAAATGTTGCTTTCGCAGCCCTATCAGGAATTGACCGCGGGCATCCCAAACTATTTGGACCTGTATGCTTGCAAGTGCGGAAAACTCACTGCCCCGCTAAAGCGCGCCGACTATTTGATTTCCGACCTCGAGGGCCAAGCGTTCGCTAACAGCGCCGGATTCATCGGCGAGTTTTACGAAGATTAAAAGTGTGTTGGCCCAAAGGCGCGCCGCCATCCCGAGAATAGCCGCAGCGTTCGCTTGCTCTCTGCTGCTCATCGCACAGGCTGTACCGCAATCGTGCATAGTGCCGGCGAATGGCGCGGTGGTAAAGACGACCAGTTATTCGGCGCTGGCCGCCGACTACGGCAAGCTCATCGTGATGAACTGCGCAAGCGCCTGCACGCTGACCCTACCTGCAACGCCGCAATCTCCGGTGTGGTTCATCTGGGTCGAGACCGTCGGCGCAGGTCAGGTCACGGTCAGCCCGAACGGCCTCAACTTCAACGGATCTTCCGCGAGCATCGTCCTACCGGTCAGTGCCGGGGCCGGGGTCTCGGTTTGGACCGACAATCTAAACTATTTTGGCAGCCAGGTCTCTTACTTCACGACTACCGGCTCTCCTTCATCTGGAAACCTCGCTAAATTTTCCGGTGCAACCTCCGTCACGAATGCCGACCTGTCCGGAGACTGCACGACCTCTGGCACTGCGGCGATGACCTGCACGAAGACCAACGGCACGGCGTTCGCCACGAGCGCGACCACAGACACAACGAACGCCTCGAACGTCTCCAGTGGGACTTTGGGCGCGGCGCGCGTGGCGCAAATAAACCTCGCTGCGTCCGGCAACGGCGGAGTCGGAGGAAATCTTCCGGTCGGAAACTTGAACAGCGGCATCGGCGCCAATTCCTCGACTGCTTGGCGTGGAGATGGAACATGGGGCCCTACGCCAGCAATGGTTGGTATCCCGAATACGACCACGGTTGTCGTCAGTGGAAATGTGTCGACACCTCAAAATATGCAATCGGCGTCCTCGGCCATAGTGGCGGGCGCTTTAAATACTCTAGGTAAAACCGTCAGAATTACTTCTTATGGCTCGTTTTTCCCGGTCAACAATTCAGAGACTGTATCTCTAAGGTTTACACCAGGTCCCGCAAGCCTTACCGCAGCCGTCCTGTTTGGCACTTTCGTTCCAACATTGGCCAACGCCAACTACGTTTGGAAGATGTCTTTTATATGCACAACGACCACGACTGGCGCAAGCGGGACCCTGACGTGTATCGGGGATCTAAGTATCCAACTTCCGGGCGCAGCGACGCTGGAAGCCACCTACTTCATGGGCGTTCCTCCTAGTACGTTGTTTACTGGCCTTGACCTAACCTCGGCCCTTACACCTCTCAATGCCATTGCTTTTGGCACTGCATCGACGACGAATCAGGCATCGAGTACTTACTTTCTTGTGGAACAACTAAACTAAAGCTCTCGGCGTGCATTTAACCTTGACACTGGTACGGACCAGAATTATTCTTTCATCGGAAATAGTGCTCCGTTCTAACCTCACGGTTCCGGCTCATTGTTTCTCCCTTCGGGGCTGCGTCTCGCGGTTTTGGCGTGGCCCCTACAAAATCTTCGAAGAGCAGTTCAAAGTAGCGTCGGTTGCCCCGTGGGAAAGCCCACAAGCCGACAGCACAGAAAAAAAATCAAAAATTTGCAAATCAGAAAGGCATTTATGCCACGAGTCCGTGAAATCACCCTGGACAACATCAAGGTGAAAATTTCCCCGTTCAGTTACGACGAGTTTGAGAAGTATGTCATTGAAAGCAAGGAACTATTGGCGCGCGACCCCAAGCCAACGCTTGAGGAATGGGGCGTTCGTACACTCAACACGGTGGTGTTGGCTTTGAACAAAGGCGCTGCGGCCAGCGGAGCGACCAACGGGAATGCTATGCAATGGGACGTCAAAAGACTCACCGCGGAATTCGACATGGTGACGATCAACGACATCTATGAAGAGTTCATGAAGATGAGTGGCTTGCGAGCTCCCGTATCGGGGGAAGCTCCGGCGACATCGATTTTGCCCTGATTCGGTGTCGCGTCGTAACGGAGTTGGGCAAGACCCCGGAAGAAGTTGGTGCGATCGACCTTCCGGACATTGTGGCCTTGCTCGAATATTGGCTCGATTATCCGCCAGTGCATCTGCTGTTGCGGTCCTGGACGGGATTTGAAAGGAAAGGGAGTCGTCAGCCAGACACTTGGCGCGCGAAAAGAGCGCACGAAATGGGCGACGAAACCTACAGGCCGGAAATGGAAGCAATGACAGACAAGGATCTGCGCATCAAGGATGATTTCCTGCGGTCAACTGGCGCAAGGCATCTGGACTGTGCGCCGCCGCATATTCAGTTGGCGGTTGAACGCTCGAAAAAGGGCGAGCATTTCGCGATTGCTAAACCGGAGTAAGCATGGCTGATTTAAGGATCGGCGCAGAAGTTGATGTATCCCAACTCGGCAAATTAGCCGAAGGATCGGAGCGGGTCGCCGCCAGCACCAGGACCGCAGGTTCGTCCTTTGCCTATGCTAGCGAGGAAGCTGCAAATCTTGCTACGAAGCTGATGGCCCAAGGCGTATCGGCAAAAGAAGCCGAGGGCGCGCTTATCAACATGGGCATGTCGGCCAGGAACGCGGCCGCTATCATGGCCCAACTCACTGGTGCGACCGCAGCCTTGGGAACGGAAGTTGTCGCGACAACCACAAAGGTGGACGCCTTCACCCGGCAGATGGCGAATTCCGCAGTCCGTATCGCTGCCAGTGAAGCAGGGTTGGGACAACTTGGATTCGCGTTTGGTCGCTTGGGTGCCATGAGCAGCGCTTTGGCGCCAATTCTTGCATCCACATTTGCTGTCTTTGCCGCCGTAGCCTTCGTTGAAATCGTCAATCGCGCCATCGATGCCTACGAAAAATGGACGCGCCTTGGTGAAGAAACAGTTCACAAAATCGATGACCAAACGCTTTCTCTCGCGCATGAAAGCGACCAGCTTGATGTAGTGAATATTCGACTGCAAAACCAAATCGACAAGTTGGAACACAAGCCTGAAAATCATCTCGCCTTAGCCCTAGCGGAAGTCAAAGTTCAAGCAGATGCTCTTTCCAAGTCCTTGGAAGATGCTCTTATCAAATCCATCGAGCTCCTCAAGGCTGGCCCTGGACTCGCTTCTGAGATTTTCCTCGGCAAAGCAAACATGAAAGCGGTCGGAGATTTACTGGAACCGCTGAAACGTGAGATGGAATTTGCCCAAATGCGTAATGACGCCGAAGGGCAAAGAAACATACTGCTCAAAGAGCAGGCAATCCTACAAAACGCACTGGTAGAAGAACAGGCGAAGCATCTGACGAAAATTCCGGCCGGCCCTCGTGGAATGGGAGAGAGAACCATCGGCAGCTTGCCCGACCAGGATGCGCTTAATGCGTACAGGTCATTGCTCGCAGGCATCCAGGACCAATTGTCCAAGATTACTAAGACCGGCACAGAGGGTGAACTGGAAATCAAGAAGGCCCAGGTACAAACAGCCGAAGACAGGCTAAAAGCAGCTGAAAAGTTTTTCAAGACCATGGCGGATTGGGAGGATGAAGAGGCGAAGCGTTCAAAGTCAAATCTTGATGCAGAGCTTGAGATGGTTGAAAAGCTGCAATCCGTTGGCCTCCCACTTTCTTTATTGGCCACCACCACTGACAGAAAGACGCTTGAATTGTTAGTCAGCGATGAACGAAAGGCGCAAGAAGAACTGGCCCGTGTCCAAAAAAAGAACGAAGAAGATGAAAAGAGAGCCGCTAAAGAAGTCGAAGAAGCTTGGCAACGCGCGGCCGAAGAACGGATCCGCAACGAAGAAGAAGCCTATCGGGTATCGCAACACGCCGCGGAAAATCGGATGCGCGATATCAAAGCCCAGGAATCGTTTACGACCGCCGGAATCGGCAAGGGGCCTATTACCACCGTCCTGGAAGGAACCTCCCTTGCCGAACAGGGCGCGGTCGCCTCGGCGGCGATGAAGCAAGCCCGGGACGCAGCCGCCGATTATCAGAGTCAGCTGGATATCGTGAACTCTGTAATGGCTGAAACAAATCGAGAGTCGGAGGAGGGCCGCAAGACCTTTAACGACCTGAGCAAGCAAGCGGACCAATTGCGGCATGCGCTCGATGGAGCTGTAGCTGCCGGCGAACATTGGAACAGCACGGTCAAGCAAATCGATGCCCAACAGAAAGCTCTACAGTTGGGATTCACTTGGGAGAATCTAAAAACCAGCATGGAGTCGGCTGCGAATGCGGGTTTCAATTCCTTTAACTCCGCGTTCGTCAAGATGCTCAATACCGGAACAAGTTTCATTAAGGTGATGCAACAGTTGTGGTTGGGCATGGTTGATACGTTCGTGACATCGATTCTGAAAATGGCCGAACAGTGGGTTGTGCAGCATGTCATCATGATGGCCATCAGCAAGATATTCGGTGCGACTTCGTCAGAAGCCAGTGCCACCGATATCACGGCCAAAGAATTAGGCAGACAGGCAGCGATCGGGGATGCAGCGGCTACCGCTGCAATTGAAGCGGCATGGCTCGGTCCTGCAGCGGCCATTGCCGCAGCTGGTGCGGTAGAGGGAGCTCTGCAGGGGATCACGACATTTGAGGGCGGCGGTATCGTTAAAGCTGGCCTCCATGAAGGTGAAATGGTGTTGCCTGCGCATCTTTCTACCTTCGTTCAGACAGCGGCCGCAGAAGCAGGCCGGGCCGGGCCGCCAGGTCCACAAGGGGCCAGCGGCGGCCGCGGCGGTGATATGCACTTCCATCTCCCAACACATATCGGCGAGTTGAAGGCCTGGGATGGAGCTTCTGTGCGCTCCGCGCTCATGGAACATGGGGATCTGGTTGGAAGCATCGCGATTGCTGCGGTTAAACGCCATTTCAGAAGCAATGGAGTGGATTAGATGTCAAACGTCGTATTTCCAACGCTAAAAGGTTTGACATGGGGCCTGAAATTTAGAGATGAGTTCTTCACTCTTATGCAAGCGTCGACTGCTCCGGGCTTTGAAACTCGCGTCTTGCTCGGACCGGACCCGATTATTCATTTTGAGTTGGTCTACAATTATTTGCGGCAAAAAAGTTATACCACTAGCTTTGGTATCTATCAAAATTCAAGCGATGAGATTGCGATTTTGCGCGGATTCTTCCGTGCCCGAAACGGCGATTTCGATTCGTTTCTTCTGTCACTCCCGACCATCACTCAAAATAATGCCGACGGAACCATAACGGGACAGACGCTCACGCCCGATGCCAACAACATCGCGCCACTAGTGGTGATCCGGGAAACCTACAGCGAAAGCATTTATGAAGCGTTCGGGGTGAACAGTAATCCAGGAACAGCGCCTGTAGTCAAAAAAGACGGAACACCGCTGCTATCAGGCACGGATTATAACTTCGTCGGACCAGGTTTTTCGCTTGCCGGCGTCACCTATCCTGGATTGGCAGTACAATTCATCACGGCTACAGGTGGCCACGTCATGACTGCCGATTTCAGTTGGTACTATCGCGTGCGCTTCGAACAGGGCAACCAGGAATTCGAGTTATTCCTCGCGCTGTTATATTCGGCGCAAAAAGTTCAGCTTGTGACCACGAGGGTTTGAATGCGGGCATTCACTGCGGGAGACGGAAGCAATTCTACGGCGGCGGTCCTGACGTACTTGGCCGCGCATCGCCAATTGCATATCACCGACCTTTTCGTGATTTCGACGGCTCCCAACTATGCTAGTTTTTATCTTGGGCAGACTTTCTATGTGACTTCCTATCCGTCATCGCTGACGTGGAATTTCCGCGGCACATTCAAAACGGGTGTGATTGAACGCAATGAAGTTGAATCAAAAATCGGTTTGGAAGCCGACAAACTCGAAGTGACTTGGGCCCCACAGAATACCGACATTCTCGATGCATCGCTGACAGTATTGGCAGGATTTCATTCCGGAGTCTTCGACAACGGAACGCTCGAACTGTGGCGCTGTGTGATGCCGACGATTGGCGATTGCAATACCCTCGGTGCTTGCCTGCTTTTCAGTGGCCGCATTGGAAACATCGAGCCGGACCGGCTAAAGGTCAAGATGACGGTAATGAGCAGGCTGGAAGTTCTGAACCAAATGGTTCCCACCAATCTAATCGAACCCACCAACATCATTGCCCAATACACGACTGGACAGGTTCTGAAAAACGGGCCATCGGCATTCAGTTTGGTCGCCGGTACCACGGCGCAAGTGCTCGTTGCGGATCCGGTAGCGGCGCCTGGAGGCTACACGCCGCAAAATGATACGTGGGATTTTGGCTATGTGATGATGACGGGAGCCGGCAAGACCGGAGGGTCGTTCCGTGGAATTCAGCAGCAGACCTATAACGGAACGCATCATCTCTTTTATCTTTACGAAGCGTTGCCCATAACTCCGTTGGTCGGCGATACGTTCAACGCTTTCATTCTAGTGCCGCGCGACCAAGGCGGGGCCGTGACGCAAGGAAGTATCTATCAAGGATTTCCATTTGTTCCGCAACCCATCAATTCTCCTATAGGGCTTGGATGACCATCGATATTCGAGAACAACGGCAGGCTGTGGTACGCGAGGCTCTTACCTGGCTCCGCACGCCATTCATGTACGACCAATGCGTTAAGGGTGTGGGAGTGGACTGCGGCCGATTCCTCGCTGCTGTATTCAACAATGCCGGAGTCAAGAGAATCGATATCGCGAAATTGCCGCATATCCCGCCGGGCTGGTTTCTGCACAAACAAAAGGATGCACCGAGTCCTTACCTCTCGGCAATTTTGACCTACTCCGTTGAATACAATCTCGCACCTGGGCAAATTCCGGAAGTCGGAGACATCGTGCTTGCAAAAGAAGCTCGCGATTGGGCACACGGGGCGATCGTGGTGGCATGGCCTAAAGTTATCGGGTCGGCCTACGAGCACTGCGTCACGTTGTGGGAAAACATTCATACCAGCCCACAATATTCCCATCGTGAATTGAAATTCTTGAATCCTTGGGACCTGGCTGCCGGAGGAAATAATGATTAAAGCAGGCACGCCAGGGGCCTCCTTGGCGTCGCAGTATCATGGAATTCAAGTAAGCAATTCCGTCTACGGCAAGACCGTCAAATTGCTGTACGGGCTTACGCAAGCAGCTCCCGACTTGATTTGGTACAACGATTGGAAAACTGGAAGCTCGCCAAGCAATCAACTGCTGGCATCGCTCTTGCAGGGCGGAGGCAAGAAAAGTTCAAAAGGAAGCAAAAAAGGTAGCGTCAAATATTATTCCGCAGCGGTCGACCTATTGATTGGACACGCTCCGATTCTTGGAGTGTTTTCCGCGTGGTACAACAACCAGAAATTGGCAGTGGTCATCAACAGCGCCTCCGGCTTGATTAGCGGTGGCTCGTTTACCTTTGTTCCAGCGAATCAGCCAAGCCAAATCGTTGTCGGTTTCACAGTCGGAGGCTCCCCGTATCAGGTGACCGAGCCGAATTTCGTTGCCGACCGCCGCGTACGTGACGCCACGCTTGGAGATAATTTCTACCTTGGACGCGCCAATCCATCCGGTTTACCAGGTCCAAATCAATACACGGTCACAAGCGGTGGCCTGTACACTTTCAATGCCGTACAGTCCGGTCATTCGCTCAGGATCACCTATTTCACTTCCGCTTCCGGAAGTCCTTCGACTTTAGTGGGCATTCTAGCCGTCAGCATTCACGAGGATTTTACTGCGGCGTTTAACGATTATGGCGCGCCAGGTTCCATAACACAGTATGGAACTTGGGAACGCCCGCTATGGAATGCGGCCTTTGCTGTGCCAGGCCGCATCGATTTGGGCGCGCCGCATGCCCGCGACCCCTACACATGGGCTTGGGACGGCGTGACCCCGGCTGTGACTCTCCCGACCGCGCTAAACGGAAAAGCTATCACCGTCTATTACGGAACGCCGGTTATCTTGCGGTCAGACGGCACATTGTTCTCGGCGACGCATACGCCGCTCAATGTTCTGAACTTGCAATTTGAACAGATACTGGGCTCCGGATCCGAATACACGAATTTTATCGCCCAACAAATACTTCAAAATTGGGCGGCCGGCGCCGGGTCGGTCCGTTTCGACCTTGGCGTGTCGAACAGCATGCCGAATTTGAATTTGGAATGTATCGGAGCATTCACGCAATGGCCGAACGGAGACTGCGATGTCGTGGATATGATTGCCGACATTGTAGCGAGCGGTCCGTTATTCCTCACCCCATCTGGCGGAAACAGCGATTTAGACCATGCAACCACGAAGACTGGTGCCGGGTTATCGCAAGCCGGAGGCGTGCTTCCAACCGTAGTGGATGCGCCTTCTGGCACGCCTGAACTCGAAGTGATGGTCACTACGACAAGCCAAGGCCAGCCACAATCCCCTGGCACGTTTTTTGCTTTAACGCAAGTCGTGGGCGCTACCCGCGTCTACAGTTTTTCTTCGTTCGTCGGTCCTGCTCCAGTAGCCGGGCAAACGGTCAGCATTGCGAATTTTGCCAACGCCGCCAACAACGGCCTCTTTACCATAACGGTGGTAACTGGTAACTCGAGCGGAGGAACCTTTACCGTTGGTAGCGGATCGCAAGTAAATGAAACGACGGCTGCGCAAGGATACTCTCCGGACGCTACTGCATTCGTGTTGACTCAAGTAGTCGGCTCCACGAAGACGTATTCTTTCTCTTCCTACACTGGGTCAGTTCCCGTCGGCGTTGGACAGTATGTAACGATTACCGGATTTACTAACACTGCCAACAATGGCTTTTTCCCCATAACCGCATTTACCGGAACATCCACCGGAGGAACGTTCACCGTCGGAAGCGGGTCGCAGGTAAATGAAACACACGCCGCGACGGCTTCGACTGGCTGGCAAGAAGTCACCAGTCTTCCGATTTGGTATCAATTATTGAATTCCACTGCTCCTGTCAGCGTGGTTCAGCCCTATTCGTCCAGCCTCGGGTTCCCGACAGCAAACGTAAACTTTGCGCAAGTTCTTGCATGGTTTGGCGCAACTGGCGGCAATCCCATTTGGACACAACATTCCAGTCGTACCGGGTCCAATTCAGCTTCTTACACATTAGGACCTTTCACGCCGACTGCAGGCGAAACTCTATTGTTGATGTTCAGATTGCGCGACCTGGGCTTCGGCTTGTTCACGAGCCCATGCGTATATTCGGTAACGGATGACCAGGGGAATCTTTGGAATCTGATTGCCAACGTTTCCACTGTGGCCGGCGGTGGCAGCAATCCTGGCGCGCAGACAATGCTTTTCATGTGTCAAGGACCAGCCCTAGTATCTACAACCGTCACCTGCCAACAAACCTCCGGACCAACTGCTGGCAACGTGAGCGACATAAATTATTTATTTGGCATTACGAATTTCGCGTCCGCCACGGTCACACCCATCGGTCATGGAGTGAACTGCAACACGTATGGAGCGGTCCAAAGTTCAGCGGGCTCCACGACTTCTCCGGGGAATGGCCTTCTACTCACAGGGCTTGAGCAAGTGCGGGCTTGGTGTCGGGCGAACGGAATTTCTGGCGCGCTCACACAGGATGCACAGCGGTCGGCAAAGGATATGGTCGACGAATTACTGACCGTTGCAAACGCAGCACCAGTCTATTCCGGCGCTACGCTTAACACCATCCCTTACGATGAGGTCAGCAATGCCGGTGGAGGGTTGGTCTACACCGCATCCACAGCAGCAGGTCCGGTTGCAAATCTTGCCGACCAGGATTTCGAGAACGATGATGGCAAGACGCCTCCAGTATCGTTTTTGCGGAAGCGCCGTGCGGACTGCGATAATGTGGTCTCTATCGAATTTCTTGACCGTTCGCTCGATTATTCCAAGAACACGATTTCCGAGGTTGACCAAAAGGCAGTCACGCTCTATGGCCCGCGAAAAGGTGGAACGCTTTCGGCGGCCGAACTTGGCGTCAATGTCCCAAGCGGTTCGAAATCATTGTCCAGCATCCGCAGCACAACGGTGGCCCAAGCCATTGCTTCCATCCTGGTGAAACGTGGCGCTGCCGGCGTCAACCAATTTCAATTCACCGTCAAGCAAGAATGGCTTGGCCTCGAGGCCATGGACCTGGTAACGATTACCGATAGTCGTCTTGGAATATCACAATTGCCCGTCAGATTACTTAGCGTCAAAGAAACGCCGAAGCGCACCCTGAAATGCGTTGCTGACCAATTCGTCTATGGCTTGAATCATCCGAGCGTGCTGCAAACTACCGCTCAAACAGGAACCATTATCGTCTCCAATGTGGATCCAGGTTTGGTCAATACGCCCATCATTTTCCAGCCCACGGCAGCGATGCTTGGTCCAGGCGCTGCTCCAGAATTGTGGTTTCTGGTTTCCGGCGCTGACACAAACTATGGCGGCTGTATAGCGAATCTGTCATTGGACGGTGGTGTGAGTTATCCAACCGTTCTCGGAACGATTGGCCCCGCCACGACTGGTGTGCTGACAGCGAATTTTGCGGACCACGTTGACCCTGACACAACCAATACATTGGCTATTGACCTGACAGAATCCGGAGGGGCGCTCTCCACGCAATCACAGCCAGTCGCGGATAGTTTTGGCGACCCTTGCTATCTTGCGGGATCTGACGTCTACCATTGGGAAGTGATTTGCTATACCGCTGTGACCCTCACGAGTGCGGAACATTATTCTCTGGCAACCTACATACGCCGCGGTGTCTTGGGAACTGCGCACACCGCACATACCACGGCGCAACGATTTGCGGCAATCGATGGAGCGCTGTTCCGAGTTTCCATGCCGTCGACGTGGGTTGGTCTCACGCTATATTTCAAATTTCAGGCATACAACAAACTGGGCGGCCAAATAAATTCGCTGGCCAATTGCACTGCGTATACATTCACTCCGTTGGCAGCCTATCTGCCCGGCGGGTTTTATGTGAACGGGAGCTAAAGCGTGCCGATTACCGGAACAACATCAACAGAAGCGAATTTGAATGATACGACGCCGGCCGCACCAGCACTAGCGACAAACGTGAAATGGCAGGCAAGCGCGCCATACCCCGACCCCAACAATGCCGCTTTTCAAGTAAGGGACATCAGCGCCTACATTATCGGTTTTTTCGCATGGGGCGGAGATGCTTCGGACGGTTCCGTCACTTTTGACGGCACGACCACTATCCTTGGATTGGTTCCATCCAGCAGCGTGTACACGATGACCCGGGATATTTTCTGTGTGAATATCACCGTCAATTCCGGCGTCACTATCAAGACGGGGAATTATGCGATTTTTGCCACTGGCATTGTGACCGTGAATGGCACGGTGATGAATGATGGCCAAGCCGGAGGCGTTGGTGGTGCCGGTGGACCAGGAGGAAGCGGATCGGGTGCCGGAGGCAGCGCCGGAAGCGCAGGCGCCACAAGCTCCACCGGGTCCGATGGCCATTTTACGCGTCCTACCTCAGCAGTAGCTGGTGGAGTAGGCGGCGCTGGCCAAACAACCATAGGCTCGCAAGCGCCAGGCGCTACAGCCGGCAATGGCCCTAGTTCCGGGAATGCTTTAGACAATTTGGGATCCTCCGGTACGACCGGCGCGTCTGGTGGCGCTGGCGGAGCTGGCGCGTCAGGAGCCGGTGGAGCTCTCCAAACAGGTGGAGCCGGAGGAGCTACGTCGACGAGCGCGCAAGCTGGCAGAAATCCATCCTCGGCTGTGCGGGGCGCCAGTTCAACCAATGGTACCCTCAAACCATATCAACCATCGAATGGCTGCGATGGAGGGTCTGCTGGCGGTTCTGGCGGCGGCGGCGATGGAACAAACTTGGGCGGCGGCGGAGGTGGCGGCGG